TAACGCTAACGTAGGTAACTTAGGTACCGCAGGTCTAATTACCGCAACAGCTAATATACAAGGTGGTAATCTAAGAACTACTGGTATATTAAGCGTAGGTGGTAACGCTAACGTAGGTAACTTAGGTACCGCAGGTCTAATTACCGCAACAGCTAATATACAAGGTGGTAATCTAAGAACTACTGGTATATTAAGCGTAGGTGGTAACGCTAACGTAGGTAACTTAGGTGTTACTGGAGTGTTTGCAACCACACTAAGTGCTACAGGTAACGCTAATGTAGGTAATATAGGTGCCACAAATGGCATATTTACAAATGTCAGTGGTAATGGTGCATTATTAACAAATATAAATGGTTCTAATGTCACAGGTACTGTAGCTAATGCTACTTTTGCTACTACAGCAGGCACAGTCACTACAAACGCACAACCTAACATTACTTCTATAGGTATTTTAACATCCCTATCAGTAAGTGGAAATGCTAATGTAGATAACTTAAGTGCAGCAGGAAATATTACAGGTAATTTCTTTATAGGAAATGGTAGTCAACTAACTGGCGTGGTTGCAGTAACCGCCCAAACAGTAACAAATGCAGCACAACCTAACATTACTAGTGTAGGTACATTAACTTCTCTTAATATAGATGGTAATTTAGTAGTTGGTAATAATTTATTCGTAAATGGAAATCTTACTTACCTTAATGTAGAAACAGTAGCAGTTGAAGATCCAATAATACAATTACAAACAGGAGCGAATGGTACTGCACCTAGCAGTAATTCAGGCAAAGATATAGGAACAGCACTAAATTATTATGATACTAGTTCTAAAGTTGCATTTATGGGCTGGGATACAAGTAACGCAGAAATAGCATTTGGTAGTAATGTATCTATAGCCAATGAAGTAGTAACATTTAATCAATTAGCAAATACAAGATCAGGTAATTTATTAACAACAGGGGTATTCGCAACCACACTAAGTGCTACAGGTAACGCTAACACAGGTAATATAGGTGCCACAAACGGCGTATTCACGAATGTCTCTGGTAACGGCGCCGCACTAACAAATATTACAGGTGCTAATGTAACGGGTACAGTAGCTAATGCAACATTTGCCACAAGCGCAGGAAGCGCAACTACAGCAGGTACTGTTACCACAAATGCACAACCTAACATTACAAGTGTAGGTACACTAACATCTTTATCTGTAGCAGGCAATGCCAATGTAGGCAATTTAGATACCGCTGGTATAATATCAGCATCAGGTAATGTGACAGGTAATTTCTTTATAGGAAATGGTAGTCAATTGACAGGTGTAGTTGCAATAACTGCCCAAACAGTCACTACAAATGCTCAACCTAATATCACAAGTGTAGGAACATTAACAAGTTTATCAGTTAGTGGTAACTCTAATGTAGGTAATCTAGGTACAACAGGTGTATTCGCAACTACACTTAGTTCAACTGGAAATGCGAATGTAGGTAACTTAGGCACTGCTGGATTTGTCACTGCAACAGGTAATATTCAGGGCAACAATATTTTAGTTGGTACAGGTGCAGGTACCCTTCGTGGTGACGACAACTTAATAAGACCTGGTGCTTCTACCGCATTCTTAAATATTAAAGGTGGTGCAGGACGGGCTAAAATAACATTAGCAAACGATCTTATTAGTATTATTTCTGGCTCAGATAATATAACCTTTAATACAAGCGCAGCAAATAGCACAGATGGCGGAACATTACGCACCACTATTAGTAACACGGGATTATTTGTTACAGGGGTATTAAGTGCCACTGGTAACGCAAATGTAGGTAATATAGGCGCAAATAATGGCGTATTTACTAATGTAAGTGGTAACGGCGCGTTATTAACAAATATAAATGGTTCTAATGTTACAGGTACGGTCGCTAATGCTACATTTGCTACAAGCGCAGGCAGTGCTACCACAGCAGGTACAGTAACAACAAATGCACAACCTAACATTACTTCAGTAGGCACATTAACAAGTTTAAGTGCAAGCGGCACTATTAGCACTGCTGCGAGAATGAATGCTGTAGGTGTATCTACTTCTTGGGGCGTCACAACAGTAAACTCAGTTGGTGCATTCAATGCTATAATGGGCACAAGCAATAACGCCACTTGGTTATTATCGGGAACAAGTAATGGCGTATTCAAAGCAGGTATTCAGGTATATGACGATGTTCCTGGACAACTTAGAATTTATGAAGGTGCAAATGCAATAACGTTTGGTAGTAATAATTTAAGCGTCCCGGGTCATATGACTGCGACAAGATTTATCTCTACTGTAGCAACAGGCACTGCCCCATTTACAGTAACTTCTACTACACAAGTAGCTAATCTTAATGCGGCTACAGCAGGTACTGTCACAACTAACGCACAACCTAACATTACTTCAGTAGGTACATTATCAAGTTTAAGTGTAAGTGGTAATGCAAATGTAGGTAACTTGGGTGTGGGCATTATCACTGCAACCGGCAACATTACAGCACCTAACTTTATAGGTGCAGTTATTGGTAACGCTACAGGAATAGCAAATGGTACAAGTAACATTACAATACCTGTAGCTAATGGTAATATATTATTTGGCGTTGCAAATACAGCCAACATACTTATAGTTTCTACATCTGGCTTAGAAGTAGCAGGTACTTTAGCAGCTACAACTAAGAGCTTCTTGATAGATCACCCAACTAGACCAGGTCATAAATTACAATATGGATCTTTAGAAAGTCCATATCACGGAGTTCGTTTAACAGGTGAAGCAACAATTGTCAATGGATATTGTTTAGTTAAATTACCTGATTATATCAAAGGACTTGTCAGACAAGAGGGATCGCAGGTACAAATTACACCCATAAGACACGGAGAAGTTCTTTGGGTAGAAGAAATAAATGTTAGAGAGAATTTCTTCATTATAAAATGTAAAGTAGATAACGAAGAGCTTAAATTTTACTGGTCATTTACTGCTATACGTAAAGACGTAGATGACTTGAATGTAGAATTTATTTGATAAAGGTAAACTAAATATAAAATACATTAATAGTAGAAATTATGGCAAATACAGATAAAAACATACTAATTACACCTGCTAGAGGATCACAAACAGTTGATCCTAATATTATATTTTCAGGGGCTAACTCTACAGTAGGTCCTTCAAATATAACAGCTACCATAACTCCTGCAGCTAATGGATCATTAGCCTTTTCAGGCTCTCAGGGTAATTTGTTAGTTATTAGAAATGATCTAAGTAATGCTGTTTATGTGCCAGGAAATTTAGTAGTTGATAATGCAATTACCGCTAATACAGGTTCATTTACTAATGTTAGTGGTAACGGCGCATTACTAACAAACTTAAATGCTAGTAATATTTCAGGTGAAGTAGCAAATGCATTAGTGGCAGGTACTGTCTATACTAATTCACAGCCAAATATTACATCTGTTGGTACATTATCATCTTTATCGGTAAGTGGAAATGCTAATGTAGGTAACATAGGTACAGCAGGTCTAATCACAGCTACAGGTAATATTCAAGGTGGAAATGTACTTACAGCAGGATTAATTAGTGCTACAGGTAATGTTACAGGTAATTTCTTTATAGGTAATGGTAGTCAATTAACAGGTATAGTAGCAATAACAGCGCAAACCGTCACCACAAATGCTCAACCTAATATTACCTCAGTAGGTACGCTAACATCTTTATCTGTATCAGGAAACGCTAATATAGGTAATATTGGTACAGGAGGTTTAATAACTGCAACAGCTAATATACAAGGTGGTAATCTAAGAACAACTGGTATATTATCAGTGGGAGGAAACGCTAATACAGGTAATCTAGGCGTTACCGGCGTATTCGCAACTACACTAAGTGCCACAAGTAATGCTAATGTAGGTAATTTAGGTACAGCAGGTCTAATCACAGCTACAGGTAATATTCAAGGTGGTAATCTAAGAACTACTGGTATATTAAGTGTAGGTGGTAATGCTAACGTAGGTAACTTAGGTGTCACTGGCGTATTTGCAACTACACTAAGTGCTACTGGAAATGCTAACGTAGGTAATATAGGCGCAAATAATGGCGTATTTACTAATGTAAGTGGTAATGGCGCAGCACTAACAAGTATAACAGGTGCTAATGTTACAGGTACAGTAGCTAATGCAACATTTGCCACATCAGCAGGTAGTGCAACTACAGCAGGTACAGTCACAACAAATGCACAACCCAACATTACAAGTGTAGGTACATTAACAAGCCTAAGCGTATCAGGTAATGCTAATGTAGGTACTCTTAATGCAAATAGTGGATCTCTTACGAACGATTTAATTGTTGGCGGTAATTTATTTGTTAATGGTAATCTTACCTACATAAATGTCGATACTGTAGCCGTAGAAGATCCAATTATTCAGTTACAAACAGGTCCTAACGGTGTTGCACCAACAAGCAATTCAGGAAAAGATGTAGGTACCGCGCTAAACTACTTTGATACTGTAGCTAAAACAGCATTTATGGGCTGGGACACCAGTAATGCAGAAATAGCATTTGGTAGTAACGTTTCTGTAGCTAATGAAATTGTAACATTCACACAATTAGCAAATATAAGATCAGGTAATACTCTTACTACAGGTGTGTTCGCGACTACATTAAGTGCTACAGGTAACGCTAATGTAGGTAATATCAGTGCTACAAATGGCGTCTTTACTAACGTAAGTGGTAACGGAGCAGGTTTAACATCATTACCTGGTGGCAATGTAACTGGTCAGGTAGCAAATGCATTAGTGGCAGGTACAGTAACAACTAATGCACAACCTAATATCACATCAGTAGGAACTCTAACAAGTTTAAGTGTTAGTGGTAACGCTAATTTAGGTAATCTAGGTGTTACTGGCGTATTCGCAACTACATTAAGTGCTACAGGTAACGCTAATGTAGGTAATATCGGTGCTACAAATGGCGTATTTACTAACGTAAGCGGTAATGGAGCCGCATTAACGGGAATAACTGCTAACCTTGCAAATAACATATCTGGCGGCACACAAGGTCAAATACCTGTCCAAACAAGTGCCAATGTTACAGGATTTGTAGATAAATTTACATTTAGTGCAAATACATTTACCTTGGGAAATGCTAACTCAACTATTTCTCCTAATTTAAGTAATACTTTAACTATAAGTCTAGGTTCAGGAAATACAACAGTGCTTCCTGGAAATATGAATATTAATGGTGGAAGTATAGAAACTAGTGGTGCTGCAAATGTATCAGTTAATGCAGGCACCCTAGACATAAGAGGCACTACATTAGGAGGCGGAGGGGTACTTGGTGCTACAGGAAATGCAGGACACGTTAATATAAATGGTGGATCAGGTTTAGGAAATGTATATAGTAATACTAATGGTCCAAGAGCAGGAAATGTTTACATTTATGGCGGAAATACAACAGGATATGCTTTAGGTACAGGATCAGTTGAAATTGTAGGTGGCATATCAAACATATTAAGTATTCCTCCTAGCGTTGTGGGAAATAATGGTCCATCAGGTGGTAATGTATTGATTAGTGGCGGTAGTGGTCCAACTCTAATCGCAGGATCATCAGGTACTATTTTAGGTAATTCAGGGGGACAAGTTACTGTTTCAGGTGGAAATGCTACTGGTACAGGAAATAATAATGGTGGTAATGTAACACTCAGAGGTGGTACAGCTACGGGTTCAGGGACACCAGGTAATGTTATTATTGGTGGCAATAACAGTACAGTACTTACAGTGACAGGTACAGGTGCAAATATATCAGGATCATTAAGTGCATCAGGTAATAGTAACGTAGGCAATCTAGGTGTTACTGGCGTATTCGCAACTACATTAAGTGCTACAGGTAACGCTAATGTAGGTAATATCGGTGCTACAAATGGCGTCTTTACTAACGTAAGTGGTAATGGTGCTGGACTTACTGCATTACCAGGTGGTAATGTTACAGGTCAAGTAGCTAATGCATTAATTGCAGGTACTGTTTATACCAATGCACAACCTAACATCACTTCAGTTGGTACACTAAGTGCTTTATCAGTTAGTGGTAACTCTAATGTAGGTAACTTAGGCACTGCTGGACTTATTACTGCAACAGGTAATATTACCGCAGGTAATATTATAGGTATATTTGCCAATGGTACGACTAATATCAGAATTCCTACAGCTAGTGGTAATATTTTGGCTAACGTAGGTGGAAATCAAGTTTTAAACATTAGTACTACTGCAATATCAGTTGGATTTAGAGCAGGTAATACTACACAGGGTGCAAACTCAGTGGCGATTGGTAGAGAAGCGGGGAATGCCACACAAGGTGCCAATTCGGTAGCGATTGGTATGGGTTCAGGAAATATTACTCAGGGTACTGATGCAATAGCAATAGGACCCTTGTCAGGTAATAATACACAAGGAAATTTTTCAGTAGCAATTGGTAGATCCGCAGGTTCAAACGCACAAAGTGCTGACGCCGTAGCAATTGGTGTAATAGCTGGTTCAAGTGGGCAAGGATCTGCTGCAACAGCAGTGGGTAGAGGAGCAGGTTCACAAAATCAAGGATTTAGAGCAGTGGCAATTGGTTCAGATGCTGGCGCTCAAGGGCAAGGATCTAATTCTATTGCTATAGGTTTTGAAGCCGGAGTGTCAAACCAAGCAACTAATAGTATTATTATAAATGCTACCGGCAGCGCATTAAATCAAACTACAGCAAACACTTTTACCGTAAAACCAGTGAGATTAGCCGCAAACGCTAATATACTATACTATAATGAAAGTACGGGTGAAATCAGTTATCAATCTACTAATAACATCACAACAGTAGGAACATTAACAAGTTTAAGTGTAAGTGGTAATGCTAATTTAGGTAATCTAGGGGTTACTGGCATATTCGCAACTACACTAAGCGCAACTGGTAACGCCAATGTAGGTAACTTAGGCGCTACAAATGGCGTATTCACTAATGTAAGTGGTAATGGTGCTGGATTAACTGCATTAAACGGAAGTAATATAACTACGGGTACTATTGCTGCTGAACGAATAGCAAACCCATTAAATCAAAATACAACAGGAACAGCGGCCACTGTTACTACTAATGCACAACCTAATATTACAAGTGTAGGTACATTAACAGGCCTGAGCGTTACAGGTAACGCCAATGTAGGTAACTTAGGTACTGCTGGACTTATTACGGCTACAGGTAATATTCAGGGAAACAATATTTTAGTAGGTACAGGTGCAGGAACTTCTTCAGGTGATGATAATTTAATAAAACCCGGTTCTAGCAGCGCCTTTTTAAATGTAAAAGGAGGTTCAGGTAGGGCAAAAATTACCTTAGGCAATGATTTTGTTAGGATAATATCAGGCTCTGATCTTATTTCTTTTGGTACAAACGCAGCAAATAGTACAGATGCAGGGTCAACTAGAGCAACTATAAGCAATGTTGGATTAACAGTTACGGGAACAATAAGTGCTACAGGCAATGCTAACGTAGGTAATTTAGGTGTCGGTATTGTTACTGCAACAGGTAATATAACTGCACCAAACTTTATAGGTAATTTTGTTGGCACTTGGACATTTGCTAATGGAACGAGTAATATAGCTATTCCTGTAGCTAATGGCAATATCAATTTTAGCGTTGGGGGTGTTGCAAATGAAGTAGTATTTACAAGTACAGGTGCTATTGTTAATGGTACATTAAGTGCAACAGGAAATGCAAATATTGGTAACATAGGTACTGGAGGTTTAATAACAGCAACAGGTAATATTCAGGGTGGTAATCTAAACACTAATAATAATGGCATTTTAAGAGTAAGTCGTAATTCCACACAGTATCTTACTATTGAAAATAGCGATACTACTACAGGACCGTTCATTAGAAATTATAGCGATAATACTAATGCGAAAACTATATGGTATGATGCCAGAACAGATGTGGCAGGAACAGCACCTACAGCAGGTAGTTTAGGACATACTTTTGCGATAAATGGATTTCAACAATTTTTTATAAGCAATGTAGGTATTTCGGCAGTAGGTAACGCTAATGTAGGTAATATTGGTGCAACAAATGGCGTATTTACTAACGTAAGTGGAACATTAACTACTGCGGCTCAAACTAATATTACTTCATTAGGCACTCTTACTTCTGTATCTGTAAGTGGCAACGCAAACATAGCCAATATAAACCTAAATTCAGGCGGCTTCTTAATGAAGTCTGTACAAACAGGTATTTCAGCAGCAGGTACAGTACAAGGCAACGCAACAGTTTTAGGTAATGCAATAAATGTTGTATCTACTGTAGCAACAGGTGCAGGTGTAAGATTACCAACAGCTATAGCTGGTATGGAAGTCAAAATTATAAATCTTGCAGCTAACGCATTACTGGTATATCCAGCAACTAATGGCATTATTAACGGTTTAGCAGCAAATGCATCTTATAGTTTGGGAGCTAATGCAAGACTAGAATTTGTTGCAACATCATCCACTCAGTGGTATACAATGACAGGTGTTTATGCATAAAATATTATTGACTAAATAAATTGTGCAAAATATATTTCAGCAGTCCTACGAACATCGCCTCAAAAGTTGGTATGAATTGAGAACCCAACTTTTAGGCCAATCCACAAAAGAAATTTGTATCCAAACTGATAATTGGTGGCAACATGCACCTTTAGTAAACCATTATTTACACCCTATAGACTTACCAAACTGGCCTAACCCTTGGGAATTATTGGTAGAAAATTCCTATTGCACTATTGCTAGAGGACTAGGAATGTGCTATACTCTATTACTGCTAGGTATTGATGATATAGAGTATAAATTGGGTATAAATGATATGGGTGAAGATGTTGCTATAGTCCTAGTTGACAACGCAAACTATACGCTTAATTACTGGCCCGATTCAGTACTAAGTACTGATCTACAACAATTTAGATTTCATCAAACATTAGAATTAGCACAAATAAAAAATAAATTATTAGGTTAAAAAATGAAAATAACAGTCATTAAACGTAATGGTGAACGAGAGCCTCTTACACTAGAAAAATGGCAAAATCATATTGCCCAAATTTGCAGAGGTATCGCAGATGTCAGTCCATCTATGATTGAAATCAAAGCTCACCCAAATTTTTATGATGGTATAACAACAAGAGAAATAGACGAAATTACATTAAGAGCAATAGTTGATTTGATCGACGCAGATTCTAACCCAGAAGTGGGTAATGTAAACTATCAATATGTTGCAGGTAAACAGCGACTATCAATGCTAAGAAAAGATGTTTACGGTGATTACACAGTTCCCACTTTGTATTCAATCGTAAAGAAAAATGCAGAATTGGGTTTATATACAAAAGAACTATTAGACTGGTATACAGAAGAAGAATGGAATAAATTAGACTCAATAATAGAACACACTAAAGACGAATATTATAGCTATGCTGCGATTGAACAACTAATAGAAAAATATCTAGTAAAAAATCGCAGCACAAAACAAATTTATGAAACCCCGCAGATACGTTATATGGTTGCCGCTGCTACAGTTTTTCATAGAGAAAACAAAGCAGAAAGGCTCAAATACATCAAAGATTACTATCACGCTGCTAGTGATGGGCTTTTTACCCTTGCTACCCCTGTATTGGCTGGTTTGGGTACTCCTACCAAGCAGTTTAGCAGTTGTGTTCTTATTCGTAGTGACGATAACCTTGATAGTATTTTTGCTAGCGGCGAAATGATGGCCAAGTATGCCAGCAAACGCGCTGGCATTGGATTAGAAATTGGTCGCTTACGCCCATTAGGAAGCCCTATTCGGGGCGGCGAAATAATGCATACAGGTATGATTCCATTCCTAAAGAAATGGTTTGGAGATTTACGCAGTTGTTCTCAAGGAGGAATTAGAAATGCATCTGCTACCGTATTTTACCCTATTTGGCATCATCAGTTTGATGATCTTATTGTACTCAAGAACAATCAAGGAACAGAGGAAACCCGAGTCCGTCATATGGATTATGGGGTTGTGCTTTCCAGTTTTTTCTGGAGAAGATTCAAAAACAAAGAAAACATAACATTCTTTGACCCCAATGAAGTTCCCGATTTATACGAAGCTTTTTATAAAGATACAAAACTGTTTGAAGAACTTTACGTAAAATACGAAAAGCAATCTAATCTACGCAAAAAAGTAATGGCTGCTGAAGATGTATTCAAGGGCGGCATTCTTAAAGAGCGTACAGACACAGGTCGAATCTACTTAGTATTCATTGATAATGTAATGAATCAAGGTCCATTCGATCCTGAGTATCATACAATTTATCAAAGCAATCTATGCTGTGAGATTCTATTACCTACAAAGCCTTTCAAGCGATTAGATGATGCAGAGGGCCGCATCGCACTTTGCACATTGGGTAGCATAAATTGGGGAGCCTTTCGTAATCCTGAAGATATGCGCCGCGCATGCCGCATTCTTCAGCGTAGTCTTTGTAATATTTTAGATTATCAGGACTTCTTAAGCATTCAAAGTAAACTAAGTAATGATGAAATTCAGCCACTGGGTATTGGTGTCACTAACTTAGCATATTGGCATGCTAAACGTGGATTAAAATACGGCGATGCTGATGCTCTAGGCGAAGTAAAAAGTTGGATGGAACATCAAGCTTACTATTTGACTGAAGCAACAGTTGAACTAGCTAAAGAACGCGGCAAATGTGTAGATAGCGATCAAACATGGTATGGAAAAGGTATTTTCCCCTGGGAGCGCAGGGCTACAGGCGTAAATGAATTAGCTAATTTCGCCCCTGAACTAGATTGGGAACCATTACGTGAACAAATGAAACTATATGGAGTTCGTAATGCTACATTAATGGCAATCGCTCCAGTGGAATCATCATCTGTAGTTATCAACTCTACAAATGGTATTGAAATGCCTATGAGTTTGATTACTGTAAAAGAAAGCAAAGCAGGTAGCTTCACACAAGTTGTACCTGAATATCACAAACTAAAAAACAAGTATCAGTTGATGTGGGAACAAAAAGATTGTGTTGGTTATTTAAAGACAGCCGCAGTTTTACAGGCATATGTGGATCAAAGCATAAGTACTAATACCTTCTACAATCCTGCTCATTTTCTTGAAAGAAAAGTGCCTACAACATTAATAGCTAAGAACTTGATGCTATTTTTACATTGGGGCGGTAAAACACTGTACTATTCACTAATAAACAAACAAGGTTCAAAAGTAGAAGAAGCAGAGGCTCCATTAGAGAATATAGATTTTGATGACGAAGAATCTTGCGAAAGTTGCGTATTATAAAAAGGTAAAACAAATGAAAAAAAGAAATTACACACAGGAACAAGTAAAAGCCCTTCAAGGGTCTATACAAGTCGAACACACACTAGCAAAATTAGGCGCTTATAAACTTAGGAAATTATTAGCTACAGAACCTTATGTAAACACATTAGGCGCTTACAATGGTCAGCAAGCGGTTCAACATGCTAAAGCAGGATTGAAGGCAATCTACTTGTCAGGATGGCAAGTAGCCGCCGCGAACAATACAGCAAACGCTACTTATCCCGATCAGAGTTTATATCCTGTGGACAGCGTTCCTCGCGTCGTTAAGGGCATCAACAATGCATTGCGCCGTGCAGATCAAATTGAACACCTTGAAGGTAATGTGTCTACCGATTATTTCTTGCCCATCGTAGCTGATGCTGAAGCTGGATTTGGTGGTGCATTAAATGCGTATGAACTGATGATGCACATGATTGAAGCGGGAGCCGCAGGCGTTCATTTTGAAGATCAGCTTGCTAGTGAAAAGAAATGTGGTCATTTAGGCGGTAAAGTATTGGTACCTACTTCACAAATGATTCGCACATTAAATGCCGCTAGACTAGCCGCAGATGTTGCAGGTGTCGATACAGTTATCATGGCTCGTACAGACGCCGAAGCTGCAACCTTAATTACTAGCGATCACGATCCATTAGATAAGCCTTTTATTATTAATGAGAGAACTGAAGAAGGATTTTACAAGTTCAAAAATGGTTTAGAGGCTTGTATTGCTAGAGGATTAGCTTTTGCTCCTTATGCCGATTTACTATGGTTTGAAACCAGCACTCCAGATATCAAGCAAGCACGTAAGTTTGCTCATGCAATTCATGAACAATTTCCTGAGCAAATGCTAGCTTACAATTGCAGCCCAAGCTTTAACTGGCGCAAGTTTTTAAGTGAACGTGAATGTGAGAGCTTTCAGCAAGAATTGGGTGAGATTGGTTATAAATTCCAATTTATTACATTGGCGGGTTTCCATTCAGTCAATCTTGCTACATTTGAATTGGCTGAAGCTTACAAAAAACGTGGTATGGCTGGATATAGTGAAATGCAGCAACGTGAGTTTAAAGCTGCTGAACGCGGATTCACTACCGTAAAACACCAGCGCGAAGCAGGAGTCCCATATTTTGATTATATTAGTCAGGCAATAGGTGCAACAAGTACTACTGCAATGAAACATAGTACAGAAACGGATCAATTCTAAAATGCTAGAAACTATTTGCGATATCTTAGTTGACGCTTACAAGCGTAATTGGATAACTAGCCGTGATGGTAATATCAGTATTCGCCATCATGACAGGGACCATTTTTACATCACACCTAGTGGTGTAAGAAAACAAACGCTACAGCCAGACCAATTCAAGAAAATCAAAATAATAAAATCAATCGCTAGTGGTGTAGGTTCAATAGATTATAATTATAGTCATGAAGAAATTTCCTACACTGACATTAGTAAAAATCTAAAACCTAGTGGTGAGTTACCACTACATTTTGGTTTACAAAAAGAATTGGGGCAGCATAGTAAAGATGTTAGGGTAGTGGTACATTTACATCCTACATATATTGTAGCGGCTATGCACGCTGGCATTAAATTAGACGAATTAGTGAAAGATTTTCCGGAACTAAGCCGATATACGAGCGTAGCGCCTAACGTGCCGGATGTGCCTCCCATTTCACATGAATTAGCAGTGGCATGCCACAATAACTTAGGGCTTGACAAGCACGGTAATATAAAGTATGATATTGTGGGTATAAAGGGTCATGGTGTTGTAGCAATAGATACTAGTCCTTGGCGTGCATACGAACATATAGAACGACTTGAACATATTTCCAAGATAGTTTTAGCATCAGGTAAACTATGAGTATCTGCACATGCGGTAGAACATTTAGACCACCTTATTGTGATAGCACACATTGGTTGTCTGATGAAGAATATAATGAATTGAAAGCAAAAGTATCCAGAATATACGAGAAAAGAAATGTCCAAACAACAATACAACCTACAAACGAAAACGGATTATCTCAATCGAAAGATGTTTTTGGATCCTCAAGGACCAGTGACAATTCAGAGGTTTGAAGAGGTAAAATACAATAAGATAGTCAAGTATGAACAAACTGCCCGAGGTTTCTTTTGGGTACCTGAAGAGATTAGCTTGACTAAAGATGCAGGTGATTTCAAGGATGCTAGCGATGCAGTAAAGCATATTTTTACTAGCAATCTATTACGACAAACAGCACTAGATAGTTTGCAAGGTCGTGGTCCAAGTCAAATCTTTACACCTGTTGTTAGTCTACCTGAGCTAGAAGCATTAGTATATAATTGGACATTCTTTGAGACAAATATTCATAGTCGCAGCTATAGTCATATCATTCGCAACATCTACAATGTACCAAAAGAAGTATTCAATACTATTCACGATACTAAAGAAATTGTAGATATGGCTAGTAGCGTAGGCAATTACTATGATTATCTGCATAAACTAAACTGCCAAAAAGAAATTGGTGAAATGCTAGTAAGCGAACATGAGCATATCAAAGCAATTTGGTTAGCATTGAACGCTAGTTATGCATTAGAAGCATTCCGTTTCATGGTTAGCTTTGCTACGTCACTGGCAATGGTAGAAAACAAAATCTTTATTGGTAATGGCAACATTATCAGTTTGATTTTACAAGACGAAATCTTACATAAAGAATGGACAGCATTCTTAATCAACCAAGTTGTAAAAGAAGATGCTAGATTTGCAAAAGTAAAACAAGAATGCGAAGTTGAAGTGTACCAGATGTATAAGGATGTAATTAGGGAAGAAAAAGAATGGGCAGATTACTTATTCAAGAAAGGCCCAGTTATTGGATTGAATGCTCAAATCCTTAAAGACTTTGTAGATTATACCGCAGTAAATGCGTTGAAAGAAATAGGAATAAAATATTTGGATCCAGCACCAAAGTCTACCCCCATACCATGGTTCAACAAACATTTGCATACTGACAAGAAACAAACAGCATTACAGGAAAATGAAAGCACCAATTATGTTATTGGTGTAATGAGCGACAGCATCGATTATGATGAACTACCAAATATTTAATACTATATGTGCTTGCATGGGTAAGATTGGCTCAGATCCATATTGTCCATGTGAAATGAGAAAACGAGGGTTACCTTCTTCCGATGCTTGGACAGACGAAGAAATACAAAAATTTGAACAAATATTTGAAGAAGATTTAGGAGACGAAAATGAAAACAATAGTTTGGAGTAAAGAGAATTGCAGTTATTGCTTGAAAGCAAAAACATTGTTGGATAGCAAGGGTATTAAGTATGAAGAAAGAAAAATTGGTGAGCCTTGGACTAAAGAACAATTGTTGCAAGCAGTACCAAATGCAAGAACAGTACCTCAAATATTCCTAGAAGGAGAATATATTGGTGGCTATACAGAACTAGTAAATAAACTACAGACCATTAAGGAATAACATGGAAATTAAATTTACAGAGAACCAAGTTCTTACATTTAAAATGTCCTCAGGTGAGGAAATTATTGCAAAAGTAGTTGGCAAAGAAGGCGAATTCTTAATCATAGAAGAGCCAGTTGCTATAGGACAAGGTCCAAAAGGAATTGGTTTAGTACCAGCACTGTTTACCGCAGAACCAGGCAAAAAAGTAAGACTAAATACTAATAACATAAACTTCATCGCTGAAACAGATGATCCAGTAAAAATGAAGTATTTGGAGGCTACTACGGGAATTCAAGTTCCTGAGAAGAAACTTATATTGGGGTAATATGCCAGCATTAAGCCGTAAAGGTGATAGTAACTCAGCTGGGGGCAAGATTAAAAAAGGTGCCCCCACAGTATTTGCAAATGGTAAACCTGTAGGTCTACATACAAGTGAAATAACTCCACACAGACCTTGGAAGCCCAGCAAAAGACACAGACCTCATAAAAACGCAAAAACAACTGCAGGGAGTCCTACTGTATTTGCTGATGGGGAACCAGTATTGCGTGTAGGTTCAGGTGTAAGCTGTGGTCATCCTATCAATACAGGCAGTCCGGATATCTTTGTGCCATGAGTGATACAGGTAAACAAAGCCCTTTAGGAATAAACTTATTGGGGTCGTTGACTTTACCGTCGACCGACTCCAGAGCCCCTATACAGATAAACGCAGTAGTTAAAGATTTTATAGGTTCAAGTAAAGATTATAGCAGCTATACTAAAGGTACACTAATTACCAATACAGTATTGGATAAACTAACTGACGCAATAAATAAAGCCTATAATCCTTTAAATCCTTTAACTCCTATTCCTGCAAGCATATACAACAATCTTATTAAAATTGGTGAAAACACGATACCTGCATTAGGAAATACGCCACCCACAAATTATATTTCTCCCTCCAATACTAACCCTGGCAGTGCAGGAGATAATAGTAATTCTACAGAACCTATTAGTGGTCCATGGGATCCTTGGGAAGGGGATCCTGCGACCTCACAAAATGTACCACCCCAACCTAGTCCTGTGGGACCTTATACACAATGGGGTTGGATAAGAATGTACGCACTACAGGCTTGGAATGAATTTAATTGGAATGGGTTACAAGCTGCACCTTATGTTGAATACAAAAACTTCTGTACATCATTCTCACAAATTACAAGTTTTATACAAGCTACAAATGCAACTATAAATGCTGTATCAAATGGCGAAACTTTTGCTGAAGGTAGCTTTAGCAATATGAACGATTTACTTACAGGTGACATCACTGGAGTAAGTTTGTCTACTGTACAGTTTGGACAAGATTTAATTGCATTGGGCAAGAGTTTAAATTTATCTACTATCGCATCTTTTGGTTTACCTTCTAATCTATTAAAAACAATAAATCAAACTAATAGTATAACTCAGTCATTATCATTTGCCCTTATCGCAAGTGGATTGACACCTACAGATTTACAAAACATATTTGCAAGCACTGCTACGGTAGAACAAGAACAGAAAATATATAGTGCATTTTTGATTATTACAGGACAAGATTTACGCGATATTTGCGTAACACTAAACTGCAAGACTAAAGATTTGTCATCACTCGCAGATTTATTAAATGTCAAAAAACTATTTCCAAATTCTTATACCACACTAACAGTACCTTTATACAATACTACCGTAGTTCCCTCTAACAGTAAAACTTATTATCTGATTTACGAGGGCGATAGCGTAAGTGTAAGACTATCAAGCCCTAATGTAGTTCAGCAAGTAGGAATAATAATTCCACCTGGCCCTCCTCCCCTACAACCACAAACAACTTTAGGGGTAATACAGGAATTAAGGCCTGGATTTGATTCTTACCTAACCAATATTTTACCTCCTGACCAAGCTATAGCGGCAGGAGCTTTTAGTTTCTCAATGCAGCAGATCAAAAATATTTCAGATATGCCTATAGAAAAATTTGCTCAAGTGGTGGCAAATTTAGAAACAATAAGGGGACTGAATTTATTGCAAGGTATATCTCAGCCAGTAGATCCTACTTTAGCTAGTTTAGCATCCAGTGCCATATCTAAAGGTACAGGTCCTAATGGTGGCTATACAATGAGTGATTTTTTTGGTTGTATGTCGGGATTGCCTTATGCATGGCGAGACATACAAAGATTAATACAGGAGTTGCAAACTCCTGCGCTACAGACAACTTATGAAGCAATTTATGATGCTGTTCTACTTTATCCTACACCTACTTTGCCAACTTTAGAAGACCTAATAATAGAAGCAAATAACGAAATAGCAAATATACAGACTAATAATCCAGACAAGGCAAAAATATTAAATACGCTTTGGGCCGCGGCAGGTACGCAATTAACATCAGAACAGACAGCAAGACAAACTGCCTTACAACCTGTGCCTATTCCACAAGATAATGAATTGGGTGTGTCTCCTGATGCACAAATAAGCTTTGTAGATAATGTTCCTGAATGGGCTAAAAACACATTGCCTCATATGCAAGCTCAAACATTAGAAGCTATTGCAAATTGGAATACTATTGGCGGCCAAAGTTTAGTGGGTATGATGCGTGAAGAACGCAATAAAGAAAGATTGCAGAAATTGGGCATACCTCCCGATGACAATATCGATGACGATATACCACCTAAACAACAGCAAATCTTATTGACTAACGGAACATCTCCTACAGCTAAAGCAGGTATAGAAGTTCCAGGAGTAGGATGCGATGTATCTGCTAATACTATTTTCACATTGCCTAGCTCATTGCAAGTAAAGAACGATACAGAAACAATAATACCTAGCCCGTTTGGTTATTTCAATCCAAACGACGAACAATACTATGTTACAAATCAAGCTATAGGTGGTCAAGGAGGAACTACGCAAGTAGGGGAACTTACCGTGCTAGGTTCGTTGCAGCAACTATTGATAAATAATAATAACAGTAATGTTTTAGGACCTTACTGTGATGGCACAGGACCTGGTCCAGGTATCCAACCCATCAAAGTAGGTGCTAAAATAGCTACAGGGATAGGAAATCCTGTAGACACAGGTAACGCAGATGAACCTGGCAGTTTAGCAGGTTCAGAATTCCAAGATACTGTGCCTGATAACTTAAATCTTGCCTACACATCAGGAATCTTAAGTCCTGCATCTTATAACACAGATGAAGCAACTGAAGAAGTCACAAGATGCAATTGTGATTGTTGGTTAGAATAACCAAAAAAATTGTAGTAAAATTGCAACTGTAGTATGATACTACAGAATAGGAGAACTATTATGGAAAAATATACTACTAATAGTAGTAAATGGTTTTTCATGATGGTGGTAATAGTTATTGCCATGTTTGGTGACAATAACCATTTCTACCATAAAGAAAGCGATTGGGTGCCCCAGGCAATAAAAGTAACCCCTGTACAAAAACCCAAGTTACAGGTAACGACTATCGTACCTAACTGGGACCCATTACAACTAGACTGTTTGGCTAAAGGCATTTATTATGAAGCTAGAGGAGAGACTGTAAAAGGTCAAGTTGCGGTAGCCAGAGTTATTATGAATAGAGTACGCCACCATTCCTTTGGTAATACTCCCTGCAAGGTATTAAATCAAGCCAATATGGTAAAAGTAGTAAATGAAGAAGGTGAGCAACAAACTGTAAAAGTATGTCAATTTAGCTATATGTGTGAAGAAAGAAACCCAGTAAATAAAAATAGTGGAGTTTATCAAACTGCGCTAAAGATTGCACATGATGTACTGCTACACGACGCTCATGCAGATATGTTACCTAAAAATACATTGTTCTTTCACAATGTAAATGTAAATCCAAATTGGGGTTATAAAAGAGTTGCTGTAATTGGTAATCATGTTTTTTATGCAAGGTAAATTATGTTAAAAAGAAGTCCAGGCCGAGGTACATTTCAAAAAGATAGCTACCTAAAAAATAGGGCTGAGGAAGGTAAAACACCCAACAATGATGATGAAGTAAAGACTATGATTGAAATGTATGAAAATTGGGATAGACAAAAAATAGAACGCGAATCTGAGCCTGAATGGCAAAAAGATAACCTAGAGTATGACTTGCGTACCTCTGAATATATTGCTGAAAAATGCAAGGATGACCTGTACGCACAACATCTGTATGCTGCACTATGCAATAATGAATTCATCAAAAACGATGTTTGGCCCAGACTACAAGATAAAAGATGGAGTTGTAGCTGGCGTTATGCAGGAGGAATTATTGCAGATATAAAAGAAGAGGGAGATTATATTGATTGGTATTGTTCAGGTATAAGATGGGAATATGACCAAGAAGAAATCGATATGTTGCCTGAAGATCAACGAGAAAAATACAAAGAGAAAATGGCTTCTGTAAGTGAAGGCATAGTCACGGATGAAATTAAACAAGATTTGTTTAAATTAGGTTGGCTTGTAGTAGAGTCTAATGACGAATAAATACAATAAAGGAGAACTATCATGATGGACGTTTTATTAGGTATTTTAATTGGCGCTTTTATTGGTTGGCATATCCCTGAACCTACTTGGGCCAAAGTTGTAAAATCTAAAATCGTATCTTTGTTTACAAGCAATAAACCTTAAGAGCAAACAAAATGGCATACTCAGACAAAGTTTTAGATCACTATAATAACCCAAGAAACGTAGGAAGTTTTAATAAGGAGGACGCGCACGTTGGGACCGGTTTAGTCGGTGCCCCAGCGTGCGGTTAGGAGATGTTCTAAAGCTTCAAATCAAAGTCAACCCAGAAACTAAAATAATTACGGATGCTAAGTTCAAAACTTATGGCTGCGGTTCTGCGATTGCTTCATCAAGCTTAGTTACAGAGTTAGTCAAGGGTAAGACATTAGAGCAAGCAGGAACTATTACTAATACTGAAATCGCAGAAGAGTTAGCATTGCCACCAGTAAAAATTCACTGTTCAATACTGGCTGAAGATGCTATCAAATCTGCTATTGAGGATTACAAGAAAAAACAAAATTTGTCTTGACGCAAGATAAATAAGTTTGTCGCATGGGGCGACCCACTGACTTTAAATATGGGTGTTTAGTCAGTACACCGTTACAAGGAGAAATCATGATGTACCATCAAAAGCTAATTGCCAGCATAAAGGCAAACGGTAAAATCCTTCGCGAATTCAAGGATACAGTTTATATTCCCTTCAACAGTGAATATTCAATTCTACTCAAAAACTTAGAAACCAAACGTGTTATAGTCAACGTTTATATTGACGGAGAAAACATGACACCCAATGGTTTAGTTTTAATGGCAGGTCAAGAAGTTGATTTAGAACGCAGTATCAAAAACAATAATTTAAAAGAAGGTAACAAATTCAAGTTCATTGAACGTACTGGTGCAGTAGAAAAGCATCGTGGCATCAAATTAGAAGATGGACTAATCAGAGTTGAATATCAATTTGAAAAGATTCAACCTGTTGCTAGCTATCCCAATATTACTTGGAATAGCAATAAATGGATATATGACGGCTATTTACCAAATTCTTTACGAGGTACAACAATATCATCAGCATCAGGTACTACAACTGGTATGGCATTGCCCCAAAACAGTGTTCAATGTTCAACAAACGCTTATCTAAATGATGTGGGTATCACAGTACCAGGAAGCGTAAGTAATCAACAGTTTACAACTGCTGCATGGTTTGCAACTGAAATCGAAAAGCACAACATAGTCTTAAAACTATTGGGTGAAACACCCGATAATAAAGTTGTTACTGAAGCCATAACAGTAAAAAGTAAACCAAAATGTATTACATGCGGTAAGCAAAATAAAGCGACAGCAAAGTTTTGCAGCGAGTGTGGTACTGGATTACAAATAGTTGTCTAAGACAAAACTAAGACAATTTACCCAAAACACTTGCTATACAATAGTCTTATGCTACAATAAGGCTATTGTAATATATATTTTTACACACAGGAGAGAAAATATGAAAACAGTAGGCGACAAACTAGAATCATTCGTAGTTACTGGTATCAATCCAGGTAGCGATAAGTTTTTTAACATTACAGAAAAATCATTTGAAGGTAAGTGGAAAGTAATTGTTTACTATCCAAAAGACTTCACTTTCGTATGCCCTACAGAAATCGTAGCTTACGATAAGCTAGTTCAAGACTTTATTGACCGCGGCGCCGTTCTGCTAACTGGTTCAACCGACAACGAGTTCTGCAAACTAGGTTGGCAAAAAGCCCACTCTGATCTAAGCAAAATCAGCCATGTACAATTCGCTGATACAGCGCGCGATGAGCGTAGTCTAATCGATCAACTAGGTGTTTTTTATGCACCAGCAGGTGCCGCTCTACGTGCAACTTTTATTGTTGATCCAAACAATGTTATTCAACATGTTACAGTCAACAACCTAGACGTTGGTCGTAACGCAGACGAAACTCTGCGTGTACTTGACGCACTACAAACTGGTGAGCTTTGCCCTTGCAATCGTGCTATCGGTGGTGAAACACTATGAATTGGGTAGATCAGGTAAAAAATAGCATCCCTGACCATGCTAAAGATATCAAGCTAAACTTGGACGCAGTAATCAATCGTTCAGGCTTAGATGAAATCGATGCACATGCTTGTGCGTTAGCCGCAGCTATCATGGCTGGTAACGGTGAGTTGGCATTTGAGATTGGTATGAATGGTCCTCTTATGGGCACACCTGAGCGTGAAGCTGCTAAGACGGCAGCAGCACTTATGGGTATGAACAATGTTTATTATCCATTTGTTGAAATGACAGGTGATGCTAATCTAAAAGGTTTGCCTGCAGGATTGCGTATGCAAGCTTATGCTACACATGGCGGAGTTTCAAAGAAAAAGTTTGAAATGTACGCACTATGCGCTTCAATAGTAGGTAAGTGCCATTTCTGTGTTAAGTCACATTACGACATTCTTAAGAATGAAGGTATGACTGTTCAGCAATTACAAGCAGTAGGTAAGATTGCTGCGGTTATTAACGCAGTAGGTAAAGTCGCTATTTGATACCTATTATCATATAGCGATCATATCCCCAGCCGTTACTGTACCTTATAGGTAGTGTATCTAAAAATAATATCTCTCTAAGGGGATATTTAGATGCAAAGCTATTTAGGTCAGGGCTGGGGTTTTTTATATACCAGGGATGGTTAGCATCCAAAACATTACTTGATTGGATACATACTAAAGTACCAGGAATTATGTTATTAAACCAATCTGATTTTTCCATGTGTTCTGGTGAACAGTTAATAACAACATTATACATTTCTAAAGGTTGATTATTGACATCTACATTTTTATTTGAGACATTCATCCCCTCAATAGACCAATAATTAATAATTTTATCTGCTACACATGTGGCATTAGCATCTATATCCATTCCTACAATAGATTGGAAGCTACTAGGGTTTCTAGTTAATAACATGAATGCCAAAATATTATACCATGAACCTAATATACATACATTAGCTAAATTGGGTATATGGTTTTCTAGGTTCTCACAAAGCCACAATTTACTTTTTATTTGGCCATGGCTAAAAGCGTCAAAATTTATATTAGTTGTATTTTCCATTTGTATTTCTATCACCACCAATAATATTGGTTATATGATTTCCCCATGTAATAGTGCTATGTGTTACTCCAAATTCTTTAATTAGACTGACTTTATAACGGGATAAATTAAATACTGATGAGTTGTCCCACCCGTAACTTCTAGCTCTTCGCTCAGGCAGAGGAAGATTCAATGTTCCCCAAAAACTTTGTTTAAATATTGGTATATTTTTGGGATCGGTTTCTAACTGATTTTTCTTGAATACTTCCAGATGCGTTTTTATACAAATTAAATTTGATGCCAAGCTGTAATTCAAAAAATTTCCTATACCCTCCATATTATTATCCCTTAGAAACTTGTCGTAATAAGAGTAGTTGTGTCTGTGAGGACTCAAAAGAGGTTTATGCACCCAGGGCCAACTATAATCACCTCCCAATACAGGGAATCCCTCACATTGTTCAAATAACCAAAAATGAGTTGCAACATGTGGCTCTGTTATAAAATAAGGGCTAAGATAGTTTATATGAATACCATTTTCAAAAAAGTGTTCGACATCTAAATCAATAATGATGTGCTGGACATTATTTGCTCTGCAAAACTTTTCACTATAATATAGGTCATGTGTGTTAATGGCATAACCCTTTACTATCAATCTCATTGTGATGGCGCGAACTGGTATTTTGTTTTGTAAGCATAGTACAAGGGCCAATTCACTGTCTAATCCACCACTATATAATATATCAACAAATTTTGTACCCTTGTTCCCCAGCACGCTTACAGTATAATCAGATAGAGAACTATACTCTGTATAGGGAATATCTAATATTTCAATATTGAAATTATGTATATTGGTATCTACATTTATATTATGTGTATACTGTTTATAGTTGTCAAGGCCATCTCGCCAAATAATATTCATATAGTGAATAACTTTCTGCTTGTTTATTTAGTTGTGTAACAAACAATGCATTATAAATATAGTTATGATACAAACTACGTATAACAATTGGTTTAAATGGTATTATGATGGAAAACTACTTTCCAGAAAACAGACTGTATCGTCCAATTTAACAATAGAATTAGATTCTAATATTACATCATATTTTTCTATAAAATATGAAATAAGACGAAACGCTATAAAAACACTGGAATGTTTCCCAAATAAAAAAATTTCTATATTATTTTCAGGTGGTATTGATAGTGAGTTAGTTGCTAGGACATTTAAGGATTTAAATGTTGATATGCATGCTTATATATTTAGGTATGAGAATGATTTCAATTTATACGATGTATCACATGCTGTGACAGTAGCGGAATTGTATAATATACCTTATAAAATAATAGATTTTTCCTTAGCTAAATTTTTTGAAAATGAAGCAGAACATATAAGTGAGGTATCTCAGATCGGTGATCCAAGGGGTTTACCACAACTAAAATTTATAGATTACATAGATGATAATTCATTGGTAATTGGAGGGGATGGTAATGCTACTTGGAGAAGGCTGAAATGCTCTTCTAATTACAAAGAAGTTACTTATCAAGCTCAAATGGTTGAAGATACTGATTACACTAAAAAAGGATTTTGGGTTCATGTTAACGACGAAATCGAGATAGGATGGGAAAGATATAGTAAAGAAAAAAATAGGGAAGCTATAATGTGTTGGTTAAAGTTTACTCCCGAATTATATTTGGCACAGATAACTAGTGACTGGTCGAAAAAGTTAAGAAATGATGAATATATAGGTAAACTAGGAATCAACAGTACAAAAATACTAGGGTGGCGCCAAGTGTATCCCGATATTATTACTCGCACAAAGAAATATGGTTTAGAAAAAGTTGAGCCTTTAGTGGCTGAATACAGAGAATTTCTAATTAAAAAATACAAAGGTGAGATCAGTAACCGTGTAGTATTAAAAACAATAGATGATGTTTTCGCAGAAATGACTAGGGGTTCAATTAAAAATGGATAACCTACGTATAGTAACATTGAGTAGCAATAACAAGAGAGATTTTTTGACAGAGCTAGAAAATGCTTTATGCGCTAAATTTAATACGGACAGAGAGAATTTACCTGACAATTATGGCGATAAAGTTAAATGGGGGCTACTAGCCACAATTCAAAATCATGAAATTGATACTTACCAATTAATATACAATAAAAATAAAATTTGGACTGGTTCCGGGGGGATAATTAGATTTATAAATAATGACAAAGTGTATCAAGGACTCTTTAGGGGATTTGCTAACATCGATCTTGCTACTCGTAAAGGTTTGATAGGTTCCTCGCCTACTTTTAGATATATGGTACCTCATCAAATAGATAGGGCTAAACGAAATGATTGCTCTAAGGTAATTTTTTCATACAATGGATATAATCATAAACTATTCATGGCACATAAATACTTAATAAGTAAAGAATTACCTCATCTAAATTTTACATCTAGCCCAGAACCCATAATGTTTAATAACGTGCCACAATGGATATTGGAACTCATACTATGAATTTTTACAAAAAACTTATAACTCTTCAAATATATATTCACTTAATGTTTTTAATGGGCCTATTCATTATTCCCTTGTATGTTTCGATACCTGCAATAATTTTTAACCAAATATTTTTTGTGGGATTTTGTGGTACAGTTCTATTCCATAGAATAGTTGCACATAAAAATAAAATAAACCCCATAATGGAAAACATTCTTGTTTTACTATCGTGGTTGGGTGCGACTTCTTCTGCAATTGCCTGGGCAGGCGCACATAGAAAACATCATAGATTTAGTGACACTATAAAAGATCCACACAGTCCAATAATATTGGGAAAGTTCAAAGCGTATTGGCAACTCTCAGATAATAATAAAGACTTACTAAAATATGTCCCTGATCTACTTAAGAAAAACATATACGTATTTCAACACAAACATTATTTCAAGGTTTTAGTAAGTGTCCATATATTAGGTATAATTTGCTTGCCATTCATATATTATTGGGTCTTGTTCATTATACCGGGGTTTGTTATGTGGTTTGGTGGTAGCTTAATCAATATTTTTTGCCACGATAAGACAGGCCCAATAAATAAAACTTTATTGGGGTTACTAGTAGGAGGTGAAGGTTTTCATAAAAATCACCATGAACAGCCCGCCAACCCAAGCTTTAGACATAAGTTTGATTGGGGCGGAAAAATTTATGAATATATAAAGTAAAATATGATCAAATTAAAACATTCATTACCCCCCTTTCAGAAATTAGATAACATAGTATTAGAGAATAGTTTGATTCAAGAGCTACAGCAGCTGGTTATAAAATCAGACTCTAAGTTCAGACCGTTGATAGACATAAACAAAACAGCATCGCAAATACATAAAACCTTAGTAGAAGATTCATATGAAAATTTTTATGAAATAGCATTGACAGACACTAAATTAAATAATATCAAAATAGATTTTAATGATTTAAGTAAGTTAGATAAAAATTTGAATGTGGGTTCAAAAACTAAGAGTTTTAGAAATAAAAAACAATTGATGGATGCAGATAATTCGTTACTCAATGAATCGCTGCATAATTCAAAAACGGAACACTATATTGAAAATCAAGAGTTGATAGATAATATTCTAAGTAGATTTAAATCTAAAGCAGCCCGAATTCGTTTAGGAAAAGTTTTTGCAGGCAAGCACATTAGCCCCCACATTGATTATGATCCAGGCTATAAAGTTAGAATAATTATTCCTATCATAAGTGATAAAGAATGTGTGAACGTTTTTTGGGTAAAGAATGATATTATATCTACATCATTTGATGTTGGGTATGCATATTTTTTAAACACTGGATATAAACACGCAGTTATGAATTTCAGCAAGCATGACCGATATACCTTAATGATATCATTAGACGATCAACAAGACATAGAGCATTTGTTATGAACAAAACATTAGGATATTATATTGTAGGGAATAAAGAATTTTTTTCTAAAATTCAAGCTTGCATTTATGCTACAAAAACTAATCAACCAGTTAACTGGGTTTTTAATGATGCACAATTTAGTAAGTTTGATTGGAAAATAGAACCAGAAGAATCATTGGATTTTTTATATGACCAGAGGGCGAGAGAATTACGAGAGAAATATGATTATATTGCTATAAGCTACAGTGCAGGCAGTGACACACATAATATATTCATGAGTTTCTATAGACAGGGCCTTCACATAGATGAATTAATCATAAACACTATGTCTAAGATTAATGACAAGTTTGTCGATTTGGATAAAAATAATAAAAAAGCTGAGAATTATTCAGCGGAACATTTTCTACAAACTATACCTCGTTTAAAAGAAATTTATAATAATTGCCCTAATACTAAAATTACAATAAAAGATATGAGTGACCATCTTATTGAAACTATGTCAGTAGAGTTAGACGGTGAATGGATACTTAATAGAAGAGAACGACTTAATCCTGTAGGTACAACAAGATATAATCTATTACATATAAACGAACTGAGAAAAAAGTTTGACAAAGATAAAAAGATTGCCGTGATATTTGGAATAGATAAACCTTTGACATGGATTAAAAATGACGAATTTTACATTACCTTCGCCGATAAGACGGCTAATTATGGCGTAGTTGAACATATTAAAGATTATAATAATGTTACTATAGAATATTTTTATTGGCATCCAGACTCATTAAAAATGTTAGCAAAACAAGCCCATATTATTAAAAAATATGTAGAATTTAACCATCATTATAAAACATTGTGGTCCAGTCTAGACAGAAAAAATTATCTCTTAGTTCAAGAAAGAATTTTGAGACCATTATTATACACTACTTGGAACAATGAATGGTATCAAGCTGATAAACCTGTATTTGATTGGCATAACGAATTTGCTAATATATTTTTCCGTACTTTCAAACAAGATAAAGCATTCTACGGGTGGAAAAATGGAATAGAATATTTAAAAGCTGAAGCAAAAAACTTTATAAGTATAAACGAGGATTTAGGTATTGCGGATGGCCTGATACCTTTTGGTAAACACTATCAGATAGGAAAAATGAAATGAAGAAATTTTTTTTAATACTATTATTTTTTATAACACAAAATTCTTTTGCCAATTCAACTTTATATGTCCCCTACGCACCAGGTGGCACAGTTGATACTGTAAGCAGAATGATTACTAGGAACAGCAAAGAGGTAGTATCAATAAACAAACCTGGAGCTTCAGGACAAGTTGCTTTGCAAGAAATGGCTCTTAATCCCGGCGCCATGATAATTACAGGTTTTACTATGTTCGTAACTAACCCTATTATTTACAAAAAAAGTATATCATACGATGTGGCTAATTATGAAGTCATTGCTACAGCAGGTACAATGCCAGGTGTATTAGCGTGTAATAAAAAAGTGTCAATAAATAATATACAAGATTTATTGAACTATAAAGAAAAACTAGTTTTTGGTGCTACAGTTGCAGGTGGTGCTGAACATTTGAACACAGAAATATTGTTATCACATACAAAAAATGATCTTATTACGGTAATACCTTATCAAGGAGGAGTAAAGCACTATACAGACATGTTAGGCGGGCATATAGACTGTGTGTTTGGTATTCTTTCCAATCTATTGCCCTTTATTGATGATCCTAGACTTAATGTAATAGTAGCTACTCATCCTATAGACAATTTTAGAAAAAATGTTCCTGTTTGGAAGAATATTTTTAATAAAGAGTTTGGGTTTGAAAGTATAATTGTTATTCTTATTGACAAACGACAAGCTCCTGGAATTAAAAACAAAATTTTGGCTGATTTAAAGTCGAATATGGATACGACTGAATTCAAGTCTGAATTAGCTAGGCGTGGAGTCGTACCTATAATATTATTTGATAAGGAAGCCCAAGATATAAATGATAAATATAACAAACTAGTACAAGAAGTTATTCTTAAAAATAACATTTTATTTAATAGGTGAAAAATGATTTTAACTAAGACTACTATAATTGAATGGGCTTCTTCAGAGGACGCCAATAATATGGAAATAGAAATAGAAAGAAGTGTAAAGATAGCCCAAATGATAGAGGAAGAAAAAACAGATGGGAACGTATACTTTGCAGGTTTAGCAACCTATTCTAGAGATTGGGTTTCTCAAGAGGCTGCCCAAGAATTCGTAGATTTTATCGATAATTTGGCTAACCGTTTAAATAAAACTATAATATCTCATACTATTGTAGACAAATGAATTTGGTTGCGTTGGGTTGTAGTTTGATGTTCATATATGGTATGAAAGAATTTTTAGCGGAATACACGCATAAAAAATTAGTTAATTTAAGCCATAGTGCAAGTTCAAATAAACTTCAAATCACAAGATTCCAAGAATATATTTTACATAATTCTTTTTATACTAATGATATTATACTTTGGGAAATAACATCATGCACTCGCCCCCATATAAGACTAATTAATAATGATATCAATTTATCTAAAGCAAAAGAAATACAAACTACGTACAAGCTTTATGGTGTAAAAAATCATTTTGTAGTTTCACACGAGAATATTTTTGATAAAAATACTAGGCTAGATTTGCTATGTCAAAGCCCGATGATCCCTAAATCTGTTTTTTATGAACATGATTATAATGATTCCCTCCAAGAACTACTATCGGTTTTAATATTGGCAAAAAAATATCACAATAAATTACTAGTATTTTTTGGCTGGAAAGATATTATGGAACAAAGCACCATGATTATCTTTAAAAATATTTTAGATAAAAATCAGATTGATTATTTAGATGAATTTTATTTAGACTGGGCTCTTGAAAATAAAATGGCTATGTTCGATAGCACCCATCCCAGCGCCGAGTCAAGTAGAGAATTTGGAAAAAATATTATTTTACCTAAATTGAATCAATTGGGTTGGTTAGATACTCTTTGAAAATTTCTATACCTTGTTGCATTGAAATTTTTTTACCCTTCATTGAAGGTATTATAGATAAACAATACCGAGGCTCTGATAAATTTTCTATATTATGAGGAATACCAGCCTGAATCAAACTAGGAAATTTTACTTGGGCAGTGAATATTCTTTCAACGTCATTTTCATCATATAATATATAATCAGTTGAAATTCCTGTTTTTAGTTTTTTACCAACTATATTATTTTTTATATTATACCAATTCATTGTACTATCACGCCCACCAAAAATAAAATTGATTTTGATGAAATCATCAAGATAGTGTTCGCTATCGCTATGAATTTTACTTTTCTGAAAAGCAGGCGTATAAAAATTTTCGCATAAATCAATCATCAATTCAAAACGGTTGAACAGGTCAATCAGTTCAGGTGAAATATAATCAATTGTTATTTTTTTATGTAGGGAAATTTTATTACCGTCATGAACGATAGACTCAATTGAATTTCTAATAGGAAAAATATTTAAATTTAGATCAACGCAAAAATTATTCATAAATATATGTATATTATATTTTATTTATAAAAAACTTCAAGATGCCTCAGTATTATTACGATTTACCTCCCAACTTCAATAGCTTTTTTATAGTTCCAGACAATTTAGAAAGGTATACCTCTGATAGGATAGGTCACCATTGGGGAATGTATCCCATAGAGCATTTCATTACACAGGAGGGTATATCATGGTTGCGGCAATTTAGTTTATATATCAAGTCCTACGCAATGGTTTTTAAATGCACTAGTGATTACCAAGGGCCTATACATATGGATGGTGCTAGTTATGCAATCAATAATGTATTATCGGGTATGGGCGTAATGCAATGGTTCAAGGGATTTGAAAATAGCAAAAATAAGCACATAGCCAAGTATACAACAGTTACACAACAAAACTTTACATTTCCTATATTTGACCATGATAATGACTTAACTTTGGATGATTCTTGGTATGGGAAATGTGCGGTTGTAAGGACTGACATACCGCATAGAGTTATTACCCAACATCTTGAGAGAATGTGTGTGTCTTTTAGATTTGAAAATGGATCTTTTAACCAACTAGTTTCAGCCATCAACACCAGTTTTGGGCATACCAATGTTGACATTTATTCCTAGTTATTATAGGATATTGAAAATCTTCAAAAAAGCACTTAAATTTATCTTTTTTTAAACAAAGGACTAAATAGAATACTATGAATTACTTTACTTGTCATTATATGTTTGAGCAAAAACCCGAGTGGTCATTAGAGACCATGGGGTCGTTTGCGGCTGCACGTAATACAAGTATTCGCGGCATAAACGACCAGAGAGGAGTCTCAGGGCACAGGTAAAGTGTAATAGTACAATTTATCTAAACCCTGAGAATCGAAAGGTCTCAGGGTTTTTTGTTTTGTAGTGAGTGTGATAGGGAACGCGATCCTGCCCGCACTTTAAACATGGGCTTAATGAGGGCGGCCTAGGGGATGAGAAGTCTGTGGCGATAACACAGATGGTAAAAACCTAGAGTAGTAAAGCACACTAGACGAATGGATACAATCTGTAGGCATACAGAAGAAACAGAGCGGTTAGTGTGCTTTACTACACACATTCGCAAGAGTGTGTCAATTGGGGTATAGTGTAACGGCAGCACACTGCACTTTGACTGCAATAGTTCAGGTTCAAATCCTGATACCCCTGCCAAATTTATCGGGTTGTACACTAAAATTATTTTTATCCCGTTTATTTTATAAATAAATAAAATGAAAGGGTATACATATGAAATGTATGGAGTGCAGTAATATTTTTAATAAGAACACCCATAATCAAAAATTCTGTACAGTACAGTGCTCTAATAGGTACAGAGTTAGGGATTGGAAGAGAAAAAAACTTAAGGAAAACAAAACAAAACAACAAGGATTTAATCGCCGATCTTGGGAAATTATGAATTTAACTATTGAAGAATATACAAAAGGTGCCGGAATTTCTAAATTTAAAAACAACATTAGGTTGTTTGCCCAAAATTGGAATCCTGAATTAAAAAATAAAAGGTGCCACATATGTGAGTATGATAAACATATAGAGTACGCCCACATAAAAGCAATAGTTAGTTTTGACACTACTGCTTTATTAAAGGAAGTCAATTCTCCTGAGAATTTAATACAATTATGTCCCAATTGTCATTGGGAGTATGATAATGGATTTTTTTCTATTTTTAAGCCTCGTTGGTGAAAAGGATATCATCAAAGTCTACGAAACTTTAGTTCTAGGTTCAATTCCTGGACGAGGCGCCAGTTGAAAGGTTAATTTGGATACATAGAGGTTCGAATCCTCTAGGACGCGCCATTCAATGCCGGATGATACATGTGTTTATCCACATGCCGGCTCTAGTTTAAGGATGCTAACAGCAAAAATTTAACACTAGACTTCTAATCTAACCACGTTAAAATGCATCCTGTTTATTTTGAGCTAGACGATAAAGTTGAGCCCCTACATACTCCTTTATGCGTGACCCGCTAATAAGTTCTACACAGGTAGATAGTTAGCTGCTCCACTATTATCATGCCCTAATAGCACAGTGGTAGTGCAACTGTTTCGTAAACAGTAGGTCGGGAGTTCAAATCTCTCTTGGGGCACCACTTGACAAATAAATGAAGATAAAGTATTATAGTATAATGGAGACATAGTTCAGTTGGAAGTAACGCGGGTCTCATAAGCCCGAGGTCGCTGGTTCGAACCCAGCTGTCTCTACCAAATTTATAAGGAGGCATCATGCCTTGGATTGAAAATGTATCGTTTGAGGGAATTGAAGCGGGACATCATTTTGAACCTGGCCCCAACGCTATGCTCATCCAGATTGTGGATTCAAAAGCAGAATTTCCTAGACCCAAACGCACTTTCCGTGAAGTTCATCGTTTTAAATTTGACGATGTAGAAGAACAACTATCTTGGGCTACACCAATTAGTGATGAGCAAGCAAAAGAAATTACTAAATTATTGGTACATGCACTTGACAATAAAATGAATGTTGTAGTACATTGTATGGCAGGTATCTATCGTAGTGGTGCAGTAGCACAAGTAGGCGTTCTTTTAGGATTTCAAGATACTGAGAAATTTAGGGATCCTAATACATTAGTAATGAAAAAGTTATTGAAAGCATTAGATTTGTAAGAACTATCGACACCATGAGGTGTCAAAAGTTGTAGGGAATCCGACTACTTAAAGGTTGGACATGCTGCTAACGAGGTGGGGGTGGGTAGCAAGAATTTATTCTCGGATTGGGATAATTGGAAGTCCGCCTGGTTTGGGGCCAGGAAGGTGCAGGTTCGAGGCCTGTGTCCGAGACCAAGTACAATGGTGTCTTTAGTGTAGTGGTAGCAAAACTGACTGTGAATCAGTAGGCGAGGGTTCGATTCCCCAAGGCACCCCAAATTTATATAGGAGTTCTACGATGAAATCTGTGATTTTTGAAAACATTTGGAATAAAGAAAAATTTGAGTGTTCTGTCGTGGATCTTAAAAATCCCGAAGTTATTGAAGGAGTAGAATATCTTAAGGTCAACCGCATCGGCAACGCCAGAGTTATGCTTATGCGTAAAGACGCACTCAAAAAAGTAAAGTTAGAAACTAAAGCCGGTTAAGCTAACCTAGTGGAAGCGACGGACTGAAAATCCGTAGGGGTTGGAGCGTAACCAACAACCGGCACCATTGACATTAAATACTATTTGATATAGACTTAAAGGGTCATTAGCTCAGTGGAAGAGTTCTGGTCTTCGAAACCAGTAGTCGGGAGTTCGAATCTCTCATGACCCGCCAAAAAGAAGTAAATACATATGTGACAAGTATCAATCAAGAAAGGAGTTTATGATGGCTGTCCTAGCACTAGATATTTCAGGTACCCCGCGTCAATGGATTGGATACGATGACGCTATTTCATACCACGCTACTAATTCAGTAGCATGGTCTATGGGTGAGATTGTTGCCCGTTACCACGGTGGTATTCAGCAAGACGGAACAATGAGTTACCTAGAAACACCTAGTATCATTGCCATCAAGGGTCCAGGATTCAATCCGCACAAGCACGCTACTGTAGCACTGTCTAACCGAACTTTATTTGGTAGAGACAGAAATGTATGCGCGTACTGCGGTGGACATTTTGCTAACTACAATCACCTTAGTCGTGATCACATTGTTCCTCGTAGTCGCGGCGGAGAAAACACTTGGATGAATGTAGTAACCAGTTGTAAAAACTGTAACTCTCGCAAAAGCAATAAAACTCTGAAAGAAAGCGGTTTGGAATTGCTGTATGCTCCATATGTACCTAACCATTACGAAAACATGATTCTTCAAAGTCGTAATATTTTGGGTGATCAAATGGAATACTTGCTTGCGGGGGTTCCAAAACATTCAAGGATTTTGTTGTCATAGATTGGTTAACTAAATATTGACGAAAAAATTTATATGCTGTAGTATAGCGTATAAATAACTTTGTAAGAACGATTCCAACTTAGCTCAGTCGGTAGAGCAACGGTCTGTTAAACCGTGGGTCCCTGGTTCAAGCCCAGGAGTTGGAGCCATTTTTTATGCTGCTTTAGCTCAGTTGGTAGAGCAATCGCCTTGTATAATACGAGTGCCCTACTGGAAACGGTAGGAGTAGAACCCGTCAAATTCGGTGAAGCCTGTAAAATGGTAATACCGAGCGAAGCCAAATAGAAATGTTTGGAACGTGTAGAGACTAGATGGCGGGCATCTAAGGCAGAAATGCTATGATGAAGGTATAGTCCAGACTACAAACAACGAGAGTTGGCAACGAAAGTTGTAGTAGTAAGGTAAGCGATAGGTCGTCAGTTCGAATCCGACAAGCAGCACCATTTTTAGGTAATTTATGCCACTTACTCATTCAGAGGCAGGGAAATTAGGAGCAGAAAAGTCTAAAATTATTTCTGCTTTGAAAAAAGAAGCTAGGATTAATGCGTATTTAGAAAATCCTAAATTGTGTAAATTCTGCTTAAATGTCATACCTTATGACACAAGAACAAACATTTTTTGCGGATCTTCATGTTCAGCCTCCTTTAGTAATCACAAACGAGCTTCCTTAGAAAAAGCAAAATGTTTGAATTGTGATACGCGGCTAAAGAGCCGAAACGGTAAGTATTGCAATACCAAATGTCAAAAAGAACAAGAGTATAAGCAAAATGTTCAGGATTGGTTGGCAGGAGAATCTAAACCAAAAAGAGGCACTATTCGTAAGTACCTTACTTCTCAATTTGGTTATTTTTGCGCTAAATGCAGAATTGACTCATATAATAATGAACCTATTACTTTAGAAATTGAACACAAGGATGGTAATAGCTTGAACAATAAGCTTGAAAATCTTTGCTTTTTGTGTCCTAATTGCCACAGTCAAACTCCTACTTATAAAGGAAAAAATAGAGGAAATGGGAGACATAGTAGAAGAGAGAGATACCTCCAAGGTAAAAGTTACTAGTTTGCTAAATACACTTATGAAAAAACTCATCGTAGCTTTAGCATTCTCATCGGTTGTATTGCCATCACAGGCGAATGATCGTAATGACATTGCTGCTGGCATTGTGGGTGGCATGATTATAGGTAGTATCATTCAACAGCATGTTATGCCTTATATGGGTCCACATATTAATCCTTATCCACAACCACCGATCATCATTCATCAACCGCCTGTGGTTATTCAGCATTCATGTTACTGGGTTCAAGAACCTCTTTATGATGCGTGGGGTAGGCTTCTAGCCCACAGACAAGTAAGAGTTTGCAGGACTCATTGACAATAAATCCTAGTTATACTATAATCTCATTATTGCGACCGTGGCCGAGTGGATTAGGCAACAAGCTTCTACCTTGTACTACGTGGGTTCGAATCCTGCCGGTCGCGCCAGAATAAAAATCTTAGGTCGAAGTTTGACAATAAATCAGGTCTAAGATATAATGTCTCTATGCTGTGAAAAACGAAGAAATCAACTGCCCGAGTAGCGTAAAAGCGAAAACAGTAGTAAATGATGCGACGTTTTTCATAGCAGTAAGGTTCAGATACGCCCTGGAAATGAACGCCCACTGTAGGGCGTGAACACTGTAACGTAACCGAGTAATCGGAGTCGACTGTGGGCGTATCTGAATAAAGCAGCCTGATAGCTTACAGGCAAAACGTTTCAGAGTAGCGTAAAACTCTGGTTGACATTAAATCAGTAGTACGATATAATGTCAGTGTAGTATGTAGTTCGTATCAAGTGTGTATGGGGAACGCGACCCCGCTAGGCACTCTAAACATCTAGCGAATGAGGGCGGCCTGAGGGATGATAAGTCCGTGGCGGTAACACGGATGCGTAAAAACTCAGAGATATTTGGTGTCGAAAGACACCATATTGAAACATACTAAACAATGTAGGATGTAAAAGGCGGCTTGTAAACTACATTGGAATCAGAAACAGGTTGCCGCGAATTCCTGATTTAAGTGTGCTTCAATATGGTGTTATACAGACTACATTGACGTATATCGGGTAGCGGGGCTTACCTGACCAGTAAGTGTGTACGGGTTTGGTCATCCGTAGCGCAGGACGTTGGTCTACTTTAATATGGTGTTGGGTTATAAAAATGAGTGTCCGATAGCGAGGAACTGTACAACTGTGATTTAGTTCATAGTCTAAAATGGGCAGTTTACCTGGTCGTCGAGGGAGAGCCATCTTGTTACTAAGGTCTGAAATATTGGCTTATAGGGTAAGAAAAAGGACATGACGACACACTCATTTTTATAACTCGGTGTGTTTTAGACTGATAAGCGGCAACTTAGCAGTAGGTTGTTGGCTGAACTAACGACCCCCGTTGCCGCGGTGCTAAGTTAGGTCCTAGTAGTTTAGCGGATAGAACGCTCGGTTACCATGCCGAGAAACGTAGGTTCGAATCCTACCCAGTGTTTATCAGTCATCATTCTAAAGCACACCTTAAAGTTTGAGATACACAGCCGTGTTCGCCGTGCAATTCGGCCTTAGCCCTCATCATTTTGAATGCAGCGTGAGGGGGTGTTAGTGGTCTCATCTAATAGTATGGCCCGCTGGTGTAGTGGTAACACAAGAGACTCCAAACCTCTTGATGGGAGTTCGATTCTCTCGCGGGTCGCCAAACATTACACACCGTTGGACTTCTGGGTCAGGTCCTCGGCCCTTCAAGCCGAAGAGACGGGTTCGATTCCCGTACGGTGTACCAGTTATGCTCCTGTAGCTCAATGGTAGAGCAGCCGGTTTATACCCGGTATTAGCGCCAGATTAGCGCATGGTTGCAGGTTCAAGTCCTGCCAGGAGTACCAAGTTTTATTCCGAGATACTCAAGTGGTAAGAGGCCTGGCTGTTAACCAGAGACACCGAAAGGTACGTAGGTTCGATCCCTACTCTCGGAGCCAAAATTATATGGGTGGTGCCCCCGACAGCGGTCTGTAAAACCGTCGGCATAATAAGTTGGGAAGTTGCCTCGTGGAGCGTTACCATCACCACCCACCAAACATAGGCCGATGGGACTGCATGGAGTGGTCGCCGCACTGTCACTGCGGAGATTCAGAGGGGATCGTTACCCCTATCGGTCGCCAAGTTTATGCGCTGGATTGGTATTGCGGGCGGACTGATCATCCGCTGGCAGACAGGTTTGATTCCTGTTAGGCGCGCCAAGATTTGACAAATAATAGGTGTTCATGTATAATATACTTATACGCTGAGAAATCAGCAACGATCATTAACAAATAGTGAATACATTGCCCTGGTGGTGAAATTGGTAGACGCGCCAGACTCAAAATCTGGTTCCGCAAGGAGTGCCGGTTCGATCCCGGCCCGGGGCACCATATTGAAACGCATTAGGAGATTTGCAGGCTTAGGCTGGAGGCAAATCTTAAACGACCGAAAGGCGTCCAATAGTGTGTTTCAATATGGAGACAGAAATTTATTTTGGCATAGGTCCATTCAGTAAGATTGGCAGCTAGGATAAATGGATAACGTGGACGGTGTACGGCTCATGGCTGTACATAGGCGGTCTCCACCAAAAAGTATCCCACACACATCGAATGGTACGGTAAGGGTTCAAATGAGAACCTTTCGTGGGATGTCCAGCAAAAAGCCGTGACAGCTGGACACCATATTGAAGCACATTATGACTACTGAATGTCGCTAGCGACTTTCAATGTCATAGGGACATGATGTAAACTTGGTCGTTTAAAGTACACAAACGATTATAAGTAGATCGGGCATGTTCAGAACCAAGCCAACGACCGATATGGGCTAGTGTGTTTCAATATGGTATCATACTACTTGCGAGAAAATTGTAGATAGTGTATTATGCTGTATACGCTGAGAAATCAGCACTGATCTTTAACAACAATGCCCTGGTGATGAAAAAGGTAAACATAGTGGACTTAAAATCCACCGCCGCAAGGCTTGCCGGTTCGATTCCGGCCCGGGGCACCACATTGAAGCACATTTTCTTCGGCAGAGGTTTAGTTAAGTTAACAGACGACAAGAGTCCCCGTGTAGTGGCGCCGCGATAGGGGTGAGTATACGAGTTCTTAACAAAGTGTGCTTCAATATGGTGTAATGTAGTTTCTGTCAATAATACGAGGGACATAGCCTGCCCGAACTGTTTTTTACTAAGAAGTGCCGTGTAGATATTTGCACCTACTTACCGTGTTCATTATGAAGTAGGTTGCTAATGAGCAAATATATTTGTGACACGCCACAAGGTTAAAGAACCCTTGACAAGTTCTTGGAATTGTATTACACTATAACTTGTTTTAGATTTATTAAGTTTTATATGCCTCTGTAGCTCAATTGGTCAGAGCGTCGAACTTAAGTGTAAAAGCTTGGGTCTCTTATAGGGAAACTTATAAGATGTAACTTCTCAAATTCGGTGAAGCCTGTAAAATGGTAATACCGAGCCAAGCCCGAAAGGGAAGGTGTAGAGACTAGACGGGAAGCACCTAAAGTAGAAATACTAAGGTGAAGGTATAGTCCAGACTACAAACAGAGAAATCTGGTAGTGAAAACTATAGTAGTAAGCATAATTCGGGGGTTACAGGTTCAAGTCCTGTCAGAGGCACCAATTCTTTTTCTTACTAAAAAGGTAAGATCGTTGATCTCCTAAGATAAATATTATTAGGAGTGATGTTATGTTAAGGTACAAGACAAGTTGTGTTTCATGTAAATTAGAAATACAAAATAGGTTTTTTAATTCACATAAATGTAAAACCGCATTATCATTAGAATGTAATTTTTGCGGCAAAGTTTCAAAAAATTTAAATAGTGCGGCCCAGCATTTGATAAGATGTGAAAATAATCCAAATCAAATTGATTTGTCGCAGTATAAAGATGGTATAAATTTTGCCAATTATTGGAAAAAAGTAAAAAATGGTGAAATAGAACATTTAAACGGATTTCTAAAAGCCGAAAAACTAGGTTTACCTAAACCTAAATTTAGTGAAGAAGCTTCTAAAAAAATTAGTGAAGCCAATCGCTGTAGAGTTTGGGATGACGCAGCAAGGCAGAAACATTCCGCCTCTATGAAAAAAGCAGTTGAGAACAATCCCGAATCTTACACTTCTTCTAACAGGGGTAGAACTAAACAAATTATTTACAAGGGTAAAAAATTTCAAGGTGGATGGGAATTAAAATTCTACCAATGGTGTGAAGTAACAAATATAGAATGCGAAAGAAACACAGAGGGGTTTTCTTACGAATGGAATGGAAAACGCACTTATTACCCTGATTTTTACTTACCTCAATTTGATGCCTATATTGAAGTCAAGGGCTACAAAACAGAAAGAGATAAAGCAAAATGGAATCAGTTTAAAGGTAAATTGATAGTAATAGAAAAGCAAAGTATTAAAGAAATAGAATTAGGAAGTTTTCAGTTAAAGTTATAATTTTATAAAGGAGTTTTGACATGAAGGTAAGTAAACCTTAGTGTCACTCTATGCCCCGCGTAGCGTAGAGTTGGCACGTTAAATCAATTTTACGCAATGCGGGGGTATAACTCAATGGTTAGAGTAACCGGCTTTTAACCGGTAAGTTGTAGGTTCAAGTCCTACTGCCCCTACCATATTAAAACACACTTAGGGCAAAGTACAAGCCCTGCAGTGGTGCAGCCCTGCCCCGTTAGGAGCAGTGGTGGACGGTTAAACTCCGTTGAGTGTGTTTCAATATGGTATAAGTACTATTTTAGAGGACAAAACCTAGCCTCCCGGCTGATACCTTTTAATAAAGTTGCGTCAGCATACCAACTGTGTAGGCTATCTTGTAAATAGCAAATGGAGACACACTAGGAAGGTTGTAAAATAAAAAGTAGTAATATATCATAACTTATTGTAGGAATTAAAGATGACGATGATTTTGTTCCGAAGAAAGTCAGTAAACGATCCTTGGATTCAAGCGCCACTAGAGTGTCTTGAAAAGCAAGAAGTGGGATACGAATACAGATATTTCTTTGGTTGAAGGATGATATCTGGGAGAGTTGCGGTTTTAAATACAGACCCATTACCGCTCACTCTTAAACGACAGAACAAGACCGCGTCCCTTAGCTTTACAATTTTATTGACATCAATTTTTTATATTGATTCAAATACGCTATTATAAAATTTGACTGTTCTTTCCAAGTAGTTTGGGGAACATTATCAACGATATATTTTTGCCATTCATATAAGCAACTATCAAGTTCTACTTTTGGGAACCCAAATTTATCAGATATTTGATTGTTATAAAAGGTGACATGATTGATAATATCAGGATGGCTATCATAAATTCTACCTTCAAAATTAGAATTTACTTTTAACATTATAGACTGGGGAAGATCGTTCACATAAAGTGATAACTTATCTGATTTTACATGTTTTCCAAAAATATCTGACATATGGCTCAATGCTGTATAGTTTTGTGCGATACTAAAGCATCTATTTGCTAGTATTATTGATGTAGCATTTTTGATAATATCATTATCCCAAGACCAGTATTTTGAAGTAAAATGGTCATCGTAAAAGTTATTGTTGAAAACATTACCAACGTTCTTCCAAGAACCGTCTAAAAAACGGTCTTCTCTAGACCAAGAAGTCCACATTACTAAAACTAAATCATCGTCATTGAATTTAAATTTTAAATCATATTCTAATAAACGATGAAGTATTCCAACATTACCTAATCCTGCAATAGCACCATTGTATACAGGTATTTTAGTTTGAATAGCGATGACATCTGCCCATGTAGGCCAGGCATAGTTAGAAAAGCTGCAACCAAAAGTAAAAATTCTTTTATAATTGTTCATAATATTATTTATTTTATATTAGTGAGTTGGATGAGAGGCTAAAATCGGCACCCTGCTAAGGTGTTAGTCGTCTAAACAACGGCTCGTGGGTTCGAATCCCACACTCACTGCCAATTTTGAGGTAAGCAAATGGACTTTACTCTTTCTGAAAAATATATGACAAGTGTCAAGGATAGGCGCGAATACGATTGCCTTGATAATCTTGATAATCCTACACCTGAGGACATTGTAAAGATCCTAAAAGGAAGTCATAAAATTGTAACCTTTGGCAATAAAGATCACGATGAGTTCACCAAGCTGCGTAACCAGTTAGAAGAACTAGGCTACATTAAATGTGAGCGTAGGTGGTGGAATGGTGATGTGGTATTAAAGCCATTTACTTTGAATGGGTTCAAATTTAAAAAGGATCAACGATTTCCTTGTGCCTCAGCCATGGGAATCGCATTTAAAGTAGCTAAAAAGCATAGAAGAAAAACTATTGATTAATGGTCGGTTGGCAGAGTAGATGAATGCACTCGCCTGCAAAGCGAGATATACCGTAGGTGCAAATCCTACACCGACCTCCAAGTGTTAAGGAGAAGTGGTCGAGTGGTTTAAGGCACCTGACTTGAAATCAGACGATCGGTAACGGTCCGTGGGTTCGAATCCCACCTTCTCCTCCAAAATTAGTTCCAGATTATAAATCTGCGAACAATTCAGAATATTTTTTAGTTATAGCTTCAAATGAATCTAACGCTCGGTCGTATTCAGGTGGATTTCCAGGTATAGGTATAGGTGATGCAGGACTCATTGAAATTAGTATTCGTTTTGTTTCTATATTTTCTACGCTATGGAATCGTTTTGAATCAAAACTGTACCAGGTTTCAGGGTTTAATGTGTAACTTTTAATTAAAGTTAATTCATCCCAATCTTTAATTGTAGAGTTTTCTTCCCAGTTAGATTCGTTATAAACAGATAATGTAGTATTATTTCCACCATAATTTAAGTAATAATTGAAACCAATCATTCTTCTCGGATCAGTGTGCGGTAAATAACGAGCCATAGATGACCTATCAGTATTTTCAAAAATTGCTATATAAGGATTTAATCGGTGATCCTTTAAATAAGAACCATATTGCTCACGAATCAATTTAGTTAATAAGTTTGAATGAAATATTTTCTGTTTTATTATATTATATTTATGGGGAGGAATAATTTTTTTCCAATCCAGGGTATTACTCAAAAAAACTACTCCCTCAGGAATATCGTCGCGATTAGCTATATCAGCAACATGGTTAATAATTTCAGGTATAGGCTTTGGAATATTCACTTTTTTTAGCATATAATTATCCATAATAATATATATTTATTGTTTCCTTTTCAGGTGTAATATAAACACATAGCCCTGTAGCTCAAAAGTAGAGCACCCGACTGATAATCGGAAGACAAAGGAGCGTTACCTTTCAGGGCTACCATAAATTTTATAGAATGTAAAAATTAAGATAAGTATATTCATGCCCCGGTGGTGTAACTGGTAGCCACGATGGTCTTAGAAGCCATTGCCGAAAGGCGTGTCGGTTCGAGTCCGACCTGGGGCACCAATAATTGCACATGAAAACAATACCTATTTTATCCCAAGACAGATCATGTGATGGTTGTAAAAAATGCTGCGAAGGCCATTTGGTTGGAGTAGCTTATGGGTACCAATTTTATCCTGGTAAAAAATGCAATTTTATTAGGGAAAATGGTTGTGGTATTTATGAAGTAAGACCATATAATCCTTGCAAGACTTTTAAGTGCGGATGGAAATATAACACAAATATCCCATCATGGATGAAGCCAGATAAAATAGGACTTATAATGGTTAGTAGATATGAAAATGGATTTGAGTATTACAACATAATAGACTCAGGTAACTCTGTAACGTTAGAAGTTTTAGATTGGGCCATACAAGCAGTACAAGAGGGTAAGATCAAGAATATAAGATATTTTATGAATAAAAGATGGAATAGTATTTCAATGGATCCTCAATTCATAAAATATTTTAATGAAAAAGAAAGTATTAAATAGATTATATGCGGGTATTCTCCTGGGAGAGGACTTAGCCTTCCAAGCTAAAGAAGCCGGTTCGAATCCGACTACCCGCTCCAATATTATAAATTATGAAACTTTTTGTATTATCACAAGACAAAGCTAACCATATCGTTTATGGTACTATCATCTTTAATGCGGCGTTATGTCTAGCTATACTGTTTGGTATTGGTAGTGAATTGCTAATTGCATCTATTGCAGTTATTGCCTTTGCTTTTGGCAAAGAGTTAGTAGATTATATTCGTAATAAGATAGATATCGGTAATGGTAGATTCCCTAATCATACTGTAGATTGGCTTGATGCCGCAGCTACAATTTTTGGTGGAATTCTTGCTATTTTACCAATATATATTTTAGGATAAAAATTTTAATAGAAAATTTTAAGCATAAATAGTTTTATCGGGGGCAGTAGTGGGCTACGGTCTTCCCTTGCACGGAAGATGTCTACAAGAGTTCGATTCTCTGGGCCTCCACCATATTTTATTATTTGCGTGATAAATACAGTATCACTTATAAGGAACTTTATCATGCAAGTACAAGCACTTATCAATGGCATTCTATACAAAACATACGAAGTAGCCACAGACGCACAAGGTTATTGGAATCCTAAACCTATCAATATGGCAATCATGCAAGATCGTCAATTAGGGCTATTAGCAGGATTTGAGCCAATAACTTCAATAAAATTAGTACCATTACACTAATAACATTAAACTCTTAAAATGGTTACCTGTCTTATTGACAGGTAACTATAATGTGCTATAATTTCATTTCAAATGCGGGTTAGAGCAGTGGTAGCTCGGCAGTTTCATAAGCTGCAGGTCGTTGGTTCGATTCCATCACTCCGCATCCAACTTTATAGGTGATAAATGAACCATAGTCGTACTCCTCAAATCGATATTCAAAAGTGTATTGATAATTCAGGCACAAACAAGTTTGAAATGATCTTACTAGCTGCCGCACGCGCAAAACAAATTCGTAAGAAAAATCCAGGTAGCTTGGAGCATGAGCATACACATGCGGCTGTTACAGCTTTACTGGAAATTCAAGAAAACAAATTAGATATGTAATATAAACTCGGTGTAGCTTATGGCTTCAGTAAATATGAAAAATACCGATTACTACAAATCGGGAAAACATAAAGAAAATTGTTTGAAAGCCATAAGCAAAGCTAATGAAGTTCAGACACAAAAATTATTTGCGCGTAAAGAACAATATTTATTGGCTCCATCAATTTGTAAAGGTTGTAATGATCTTTTAAAATTTGAAAAAAGAAAAAATTTATTTTGTTCTAAATCATGTGCTGCCAGTTTTAACAATACTGGTAGGAAACAAACTGAATCTTCTAAGAAAAAAGTTAGTGTAGCATTAAAGGGAAGAAAAAATCCATATGCTGTTCCTCCTATAAGACCAAAACATAGTCCCGTGACACATACTTGTAGGATTTGTGGTATTATCACAACTGTGGATTATGTGCTGAGAAAAAGAAGTACATGCGGTTCAGAATTTTGTCTGATCCAAGCCAAAGTAGGCGAAAGAAAATATCCAAATGGTAGGCGTAAACTCTTTTGGGTTTTTAACCCAAATCAAAATAAAGAAGTTTTATTAGAATCGTCATGGGAAGTAGAAATAGCAGAGTTTCTAATTGAACATAAGGTTAACTGGATAAGACCAGACCCCATTAAATGGATTGACGGAAATAAAAAAATTAGATTTTATTATCCTGATTTTTACCTACCTGATTTTAATGTTTATTTAGATCCCAAAAATCCATATGGTATGCATAGAGACAGATTTAAAATAGAGCAGGTATCAAAAATTATCACGTTGATTGTAGGTGAAATAAGTATTATTAAGGAATTCGTCAATCAAAAACTCTCTGTGGCGTAATCTGGCAGCGTGATGCGTTTGGGGCGCATCGGTCCTGGTTCAAATCCAGGCAGAGAGACCATAAATTTTATGAGGCATAAATGAAGAAATTAGCAATTTTAGGATTAGGCCATATTGGCATGAGTGTGTTTAATACGCTTAAACAGGATGATAGATTTGCTGTTACAGGTTATGACTTGTCTAACGGCCATGATCTAAGTAATACAGAGTTACTAACAACGATCATAAAATCAGTAGATGGTGTACTAGCCAGTACTCCCTTCTTCTTAAATATTAAAATCGCTGAAATTTGTAACCAAGAAGGTGTAGATTATTTCGATTTAACTGAAAGTGTCGATGTTACAAATTTTGTCAAAACACTAAACAACGCGGCTTTTGTCACACAATGTGGTTTAGCTCCAGGTATGGTAAGTATTATTGCTAATAAAATGGCAATTCAGTTCGAAAAAGTAAAAGATATTGAAATTCGTGTGGGTGCGTTACCAGAAAACGCTAATAATCACATGGGTTATTATAGGACATGGAATACTGAAGGATTGATTAATGAATACATTCATCCATGCCCAGCTATCAAGGAGGGTAAATTAGTATATTTAGATCCACTAGCGGATATAGAAGAAGTAATGCTTAATGGTGCTAGATTAGAGGCTGCAAACACCAGTGGTGGAATAGGATCGTTACCTGATAGTTGGTTAGGTAGGGCAGAGAATGTAAACTATAAAACATTGCGCTATCCGGGTCATTGGTCTATGATGCGCTTTTTAAAAGATGATTTGGGTATGAAAGAAAATTTTGATACCTTTGTAAAACTTTTTAATAATCATGTTCCCCAAACAAATAACGATTTTGTTTTTATCCTTATCAATGTAAAAGGATATAGAGACAACAAATATCAGATTCGCCAATATGGTAAAATTATTGAAGCCGCTCGGGGTATTACCGCTATTCAGAGGACCACTGCGGGAGGTGTAATGTCAGTTTTAGATAGTTGGGTGATAGGTAAGATAAATAAAAAAGGCTGGGTCAAACAAGAAGAATTAGATTTTGAAAGTGTTTGGCAAAGCAAGTATAGTGAAGCATATCGTTGAGGCAAATTATGTCAGGAAAAGGAAGTTCACCAAGGCCATATAGTGTGGATCAAGAAACTTTTGATAAAAATTGGGATGCTATCTTCAAAACACCTGTAGAGCGTGATGACGCTGTTGCCGAAGATGAAGCATTCAATGAAGTAGAGAAGTATAGAGAAGCAAATAAAAAGCATCCTTAACTCAAAAAATACTTAGGAACGTTAGCTCAGTGGTAGAGCAGGGCTCCTACAAAGCCAAGGTCGGGAGTTCAACCCTCTCACGTTCCACCATAATTATGTTATAAACACTATCCCAATTTAATTGGGTTTTGTTTAATATAAAAATTTTAATATTGTTTTGAATAGAAACTAATTTAATTTTTTCTGTATCTTTAAATCCTAATCTTGGGTTTATATTTTTTAATTAGAAAATCATTTTTTGGATCAAGGTATACATCATAGCTTGGCAGGTAAAAATCAGCTTCGTATGTTCTTTCTTTACCAAAGGGATCTATATATGATATTCTTTTGGGTTTGGTCCAAATAATATTATTTTCATCTAATGATTTGGCTAACTTCAATTCATATGTAGAACCTAACAATATTCCTTTATAATTTATTTTTTTGGATTGCCGAACACCACCAAATCCTCGTTCTTTGGCTTGTAATGATTGTTTGATGTATTTGCCTTGTTTCTTACATTCAATAGAACAATAGTTTTTGGATTTTCCGTGATGCCAAGTATAGGATTTAGTACAATATCCACATGATAGTATTTCTATTTTAGATTTTGGATTATAAAAATCCTTTAGTGTTTCTTTTAGTGTATCTTTTTGTTTTTGACGAGTTAGTTCGTCTCTTTGCGTATTATTAAATGCTGCGGCGCAGGAACGATCACAGAACTTATTTCTGCGATATTTATAGGACAAAGCTGCGGAACATTTGAAACATTTTTTGGGATTTTTATTGTAGGAATTTATTTTGTTGTTAGCATTTTTAATATGAAATTCTTTTGTACGTGACACACTTTTTTCTGCGGAGTCAAGAATTCTTTTTTTACCCTCTGTTGTATGAGCAATAATATAATGACTAAAAATGCCTTTGACTGATTTGATATCGTGGCAAATAATACAGGAGCAAATATTTGATTTATAATTCATTTGATATTCCTCGTTATAAATAATTTTGAACCAGACAGCCATCGATCCTCGTATGGTTGATTGTTTGGCGGGAATCAAACAATCTTATGGTTCACAAATATTTATGAAATATTTTTAGCAAAATAATTTTTACTATCATAGGTGAAGTGATAAGTAATAAAAAAGGAAAATAAAATGATTAGAGCAAGTCATATTTTAGTAGAACACAAACAACAAGCTGAAGTTATCAAGCAAATTTTAGATAATGGCAGTGATTTTGCTACATTAGCTTTTGTTTGCAGCCGTTGCCCCAGTGGTGTACAGGCTGGCGGAGATTTGGGCGAGTTTGATAAAGGTCAAATGGTTGCTGAATTTGATGAAGTTGCCCATAATATGGAAGTAGGTACAGTTAGTGATGTGGTCCAAACACAATTTGGATTTCACATCATCAAAAGAACAGCATAAATAAGTATACGCGGGTATGATGTAATGGTAACCTGAAACCTTGCCAAGGTTTATTCGCGAGTTCGATTCTCGCTACCCGCTCCAAATAAATAAAAATCAAGGTTACCAAAACATTTGATTTTTATCATCAATTCAACTATAATAGCATCATCGAATTAGGAATAGGTACAGCAAAAATTTAAATACGGATGGACTGGTTCGCCGGTCGAGGTGAGTTTCGATTTCTCACTAAAATAAAAAAGTAGGAAACTATTCCGTTTTATTTTGTTTTTTTTAGGATGGCAACAGCAAACTAAACTAACGACTTTCAGCAAATGCAGCAGAAGGTGGCCTGAAAAGCTAGTTGTAGGAGGACGAAAATCTTATGATTACAACTATCTATAGAAATATAGACGCTGATGGAACTGATGACGTTGGAAAGACAACTATGTTTTCAGTAGCAGAGAATTACTGATAGACAACATGAATTGTTGTTAGGGTCTATGGGACTGAACCTTAATTGGGGATGTGGGTAGACCAGAATACTAAACTTTACTTGTCCCATCCATCCTGTTATACCAAAAAACTTGTAGTAAACAAAAACTTGTAGTAAACTTAGATTTTAGAATGCTAACAGCAAATTCTATATTCAAACTTGTAAATTGAAATAAACGCATTCTGTAAGGAGAAAAAAATGAACGCATTTTTAAAAGCAGTACAAAACCAAGAACAACGTACCCAAAATGGTATGGTAGCTCGTAAGTCAACGGCTAACGCTGTTGTAGATTTGTTCTACAACATCGGTGCCTCACGTGGGAAAGACATCATCCCACAATTCACTAGTGCCTTTGTAGAAAACAAAGAACTGGCAATGCGGGTGGCACTATGGGCGCGCGATGTACGCAATGGCGCTGGCGAACGCCAACTGTTCCGTGACATTCTAGTCCATCTAGAAAAAATGGATCCAGAAAGCGCCGCAAAGCTAATCAACAAAGTACCTGAACTAGGTCGCTTTGATGATTTGTTTGTTTTCAATTCACCAGAATTGAAAGCTAAGGCATACAGCCTACTAGGCGACCATCTACGCAACAAGAATGGTCTAGCTGCAAAGTGGACCCCACGCAAGGGTAAAGTTGCGGCTGAAATCCGTCAGTTTTTCGGTATGACACCAAAGCAGTACCGTAAGCAACTTGTCAGCATGACCAAGGTTGTTGAACAGCAAATGTGTGCCCGTGACTGGGACAACATTGAGTTCAGCCATGTACCTTCACAGGCTAGCCGTATCTACAAGAAAGCTTTTCAACGCAATACTACAAAGTTTGCGGAGTACGTAGCAAAGCTAGTTAGCGGTGACAAGTCAGTTAAGGTCAATGCTGGTGCAATCTTCCCACATGATGTTATCAAGGGAGTGTTGAATGGTTGGACTATGACGCAGTTCACTAAAACTGAGCTAGACCATATCGTGGCACAGTGGGACGCGCTACCAAACTACGTAGGAAATGCTAGTATTCTGCCCCTAGTTGATGTATCGGGTTCTATGACTTGCCCTGCAGGTAAAAACACAAGTGTGACCTGCTTGGATGTTGCAGTTGGTTTGGGTCTGTACCTAGCTGACAAAAATCTAGGTGTATTCAAGGATACATTCTTGACTTTCAGTGGTAGCCCATCACTAGTTACACTAAAAGGTAACGTAGTTCAAAAAGCCCAGCAAATGCAAAAAAGCAAGTGGGAAATGAACACTAACCTAAATAAGGCATTTGAAAAAATTCTTAGTGTGGCAGTTCAGCATAACGTGCCAAAGAGCGACATGCCGCAAATGGTTCTAATCCTAAGTGATATGCAGTTCGACCAGTGTGTTCGTCACGATGATAGTGCTATGCAGATGATCGAACGCAAGTATGAGGCTGCAGGATACGATGCACCACAGGTCGTATTTTGGAATCTAAACTCTAGCGACAATGTGCCAGTAGCTGCCGATAAGAGTGGTGCGGCACTTGTTAGTGGGTTTAGTCCAAGCATCATGGCCAGCTTGCTAAGTGCTGACCCTGCTGCGTTTACACCTGAAGGGATCATGCTGAAAACGGTTATGCATCCAAGGTACGATATTTAACAAGTGATGAAATAAAAATGGGGCCTTAATTGGCCCCATTTTTTTGCATATAAAACCTTAATCCTTATGTAGTAATACGAGTTGTTCCATTTGACAAGAATGGTTTTCTTAGGTTTGCATTGTTAGCAAAAGTTGCGTTAGCACTGCTTGAAAAGCTTGAGGGTTGTGATGTTAAACCTGTAATCCACGATGACAAGTTTTGATTGAATGCAGTAGCACTTTGGAACATGCTGTTCATGTTGGTAACATTACCGACACTCCACGTACTAATATTTTGGTTAAAACTACTAGCGTCGCGGAACATTGCGTTCATGGTAGTAACATTGCCTACATTCCAATTACTGATATCTTGGTTAAACACCGTACAAGCAGCGAACGTATCACTCATGTTTGTTATAGTAGATGGGGGCGAGTTGCTGGGTAGAGAGGTCAACTGATTAGCACCATAAAACCCACCAAATAGTCCTGTTAATCCGGTAGTTCCCCAAGATGTTACACTTTTAAGCCATGTTTGAACCATAAAAGGATCCCCATAATTAGTCATGGTGCCTGTTATAGTTATGGTGTAAGTTCCTGTACTTGCGTATGTTTTAGAAACGCTATCACCAAGTGGTGAGAAAGTTCCTACCCTTGATGTAGTTGTGC